TAACTCTCTACCAGTTAATTTTCCTTGAGTTTGAACTTGTCCTAAATTTAAAATCAATCTTTGTAGTCCTTCTTCACCTAATCCCAGTCCAGAAGCTATGTCACCTACATTCTTTAATGTAGGAATCACATCTTCTGCCTCAAAACCTACTGCCATTAATTGTTTTGCTGATTTTTCTACACCTTGTAATGTAAATGGTGTTTTTCTAGCAAAATCAGCTAATTCTTTTAGAAATTTATTAGCTTCCTCTGCACTGCCTAACATTGTAGTAAATGCTACTTGAGTTTGTTCAAAATCTCCGGCAATTTTTGTAGCAGAAATACCAACAGCAGTTAAGGCAGTACCAAAACCCGCCATAGCAGATACTCCTAATAATGCAGTTTTCTTGAGTAAATCTACACCAGTATTAGCTTTAGCAAAAGTACTACTAAATTTATCTACTCCTTTAATTACAATAGCTATTGTAGCTCCTGTACCTATAGCTCCTAATATACCAGCCATTTTATCTTAATCTTTTCCCCTTCCTTTGTTGCCTTTTGTATTCTTGTTCTCTCTTTTTCATCTTCCTATTATATGAAGATATTAATACATTTATTTCTGGATATGTTAATTTTGGAATAGTAAAAAAATTATATCCATTCTCATGTAACCAAAATACTAAATCTTGCTCACTTAATTTTTTTTTAACTGAAATTCCTGTCCTTGTATTAAACTACCTGTCTCTTTCCTTATATCTCTTTGTGATTTATCTAAACTAATTGACAATATAGCTATAATTATAGCTGTCATATAATTAGGTTTTAAATCCTTCAACTTACCTTCACTTATTTTAGGTTCTACTAAACCATTTCTTATTAGTTCGTTATCAGCTTCAACTCTTTCTTTAACATCACTAGATTTAGCTCTTGTCATAATTTCCTGTAACTTTCCTCTAGTAACTGGTATCACTTTAACTTTTGGTTTATTCTCCAAAAATTCTAGCTCTACTTCTTGTGGTATAAACTTACCATCTTCTCCTCTTTGGAAGGTTAATTCATTTATATCCAAAACCATTTTCTACTACCAAGCGTTATAATCTACTGTACTATCATGTACTGTTGCACTCACATGTTGTGGTACTATAGTTAAAGTTTGTTCTTGTAAACCTTCTACTGGACTAGGTGTTTCCATGTCTATTACTTTACATCCACTTCCTACAACATAAAGACTTCCTGCAGAACATATATCTTTAATCATTAAATTAAAAGTACTTCCACCCATATAATACTGGTCATAGAATGTTTTTGCATTATCTGCATCCATTACTAAAGTAACACTTACTTCATAGTCTCTATTTCCAGGTAACATTTCTTGTGCTTGTCTACTACCATTCAAATAATGTCCTGGTTCCAAATTATTATTTATACTTAATGTACATTCTGTAACATTATCAATATTGGTTCCAGATGGTATGTGTAACTGAAAATTACTAAAGATATACGGACTTGTTGTTGATGGTGTTACTGCTGTTATAGCTCCTGATGTAAAACTTTCAGATTGTGCTATATAATTAACTTCAGCAGAAGTTATATCACCTTGTGACCAAGTTACAGTATATGTATCAATCATACAACCACCATAAGTTCTTATAAAGTTACTACCTGCAGTACCTGTATTTTTAGTATCCTCTAAAGTAAAAGATGTTAGTGATTGATTAGTTACTGTTTGTATTGTATTATCACTATTTGTTTCTGTAAAAGTATGACTTCCTGCAGCAGCAGTTTCAGCAATACTTCCTATAGCAAACCCCATAAATTTCCAATCCTGTGGAAAATATGTAAATGCTCCTGTATGGTCCAATTGACCATCTGCAAATGTGTCTACATTTCTGTCTGTACTTCCTTGATACCTAACTTGTATTACATTAGGATTATCAGTAGGAGTATGTTCTTGAACTAACCCTATCCATTGTCTAGTACCACTTGTACTAGCATATGTACCACTCTCATATAAAAACGAAAGTTGATTTTGGTCAGATAAAAATTTTACCATACTTCTTATACCCCCTTTCAACTACATATAAATAGATATGAAACCTCCATTATTTTACTTTTTACATCCTTCTCACTAACATTAATAATATTATCTACACTAAAATCATGTAAATTAGCATTTGTAATATCATCACCAGTATATTGATTGTCTCTTAAATAATCGTAAATACTATCAAACAATTCATCTCTCTCCTTAACATTCCTAGCCCATATTCTTAATTCTATTCCAATTCTAATAGCTGTTTCCTCACTTTGCATTCCTAACCTAGATTCTTGTCTACTACCCATGTCTGATACAGTAATAATAGGATACATAACTGGTCTTTGTGGATATTCTGTAAGTACGAATTTATCATTCCCAACTCTACTACTGTTAATTGGGTCTGTAATATTAGACGTAAGTTTATCTCTCAATAAGTTTATAGTATCGGCTATAAATGTAGAACTACTTATAGATGTTATTGTCATATATTTTTACCTCGCTTGGTTTATTAGATACTCGCTTGTATCCATTATATTTAAATCACTATAATAATTTAAATCATTAGTTTTAAATTATATAATTATTTTATGGATTTTAATACAAATTCACTTACTTTCTTTTGATTTCTAGTAGCAGTATTATGGAAATGTTTTCTTGGTAACATTCTACTAGTACCATATTCTAAGTGTTTTGCATATTCAACGTCACTAGCTACTTGAGCCATCATATCATTAGGAAAAGTTGTTTTAACTGAACCCATAAATCTCCCTGTATCAACACTTCTTGGTTCTGCTCTTTGTCCTGCTATACTAGCAACAACTTCTGCTTCTACAAAGAATCCTGCCTCTTTTATAGAGTTTTTAAATGATTTTAACTTATCTTTGGATAATTTATTTATAAATCTTTTAAATTCTTTAATACCTTGTACTTCGATTTTTACATGACTCATTCTCCAATAAAACTCCCATTGGTTAAATATCTAACATAAATTTTCTTATATATTGGATTTGCTCCTAAATTCCATTCTTGCATTTCTCCTTGATTAAGTACTTGATATTCTTGTGTTGGTGGACTACCATTCATTCCAATTTTTATTGGACCTAAACCAGATGTTTGCACTGACCCCTTAATAAATACTTTTTTATCATCTAATAATATTTTACCTTGTTGTAGTAATATACCATCAGATGTAGATTTAACTGGAAAGATTAAACCAGATGTCCACAAATCAGAACCAGACTGAGTTAGTGTAACATCATCATCATAATAACTACCAGCTCCATAACTAGTATTATAGTATTTAAGTCTTAATCTTTCACCATAACTTAGAATACCATCTACTTCTGTTTGTAGTTCCGTAGAAATATCCACCATTACAAATATCCTCCTTTCTTTAATTTCTTAAGTATAGTTGATTTCTTATCACTAGCTGGTTTATATTCAACTGGTATATTATTTGATTTTAACCAGTCGTATATTTCCATTTCTGTCCATGTCTCATCAGGTTGTTGTATTTCTACAATTTTAGCTTCCTTAGAAACTAACTCAAATTCACCACATTCTATCAGCCTAACTACATCAAAATACTCTACATCCACAATCATACCTTTTGGTCTATGATTACCTATATATCTTAATTGTACCATTTTTAAATTAAACTACTTGAAAGTACACCTCCTATTACACCAATTATACATAATAAAGTGGATATAAGTGCTGTCACCCATGGTTGAACTCTATTAGAATAATGATTTGCGATATTTATCATATTTATCTTTATGTCCTTTATATCTGCTTTTATATCTTCTATCATTACCCTATTCTCTCTTGCTAATGTATATCCATTATTTTTTACCATTATCCTAGTGCTTTATAAAAACTATAATCAGTACCTAATGCTTTTAGTTTAACTAAACCATCTTCTCTAACTGTATCACTAACACTCATACTTGAACTATTTGCTCCTTTACTTATACTAAACTCTCCTAGTTTAATATTGCTAGTATCAGTGCCTTGTAGTTCCATCATTCTCAACACACTTGCAATAGATAAACTAATTATTGAAGGTTGATATTTTTCATTAATACTTGTCCCTATTGATTCCCCTGTAAATTGTTCTGCAAATAGTCTTTCATTATCAACAATATTCCATAGAGTAGCTCCACTAATATATGATGGAACATTCTCTACCATATTTAAAACTACACTACCTATTTGAACATTGTTTAAGTCTCCCATTTTATATAAATCAAATATAAACTATTGTTAGACCACTAGCCGCACTTCCAGTTCCTACTACACCAGCTTGAACTCTTAAAATTGAGTATACTGGTATTTCTGCATAAGCAGGACTTGGACCAGAATAATTGATTATGGGTGTAGAATTTGTAGTTACAGTACTTGCTCTTGGAAAAAGAATCCAATCTTCACCTAAATGATGTCCCGGAGTAGCACCACTAGTCATATTCAATACAACACCTTCTGTAGTCGTAGCTCCGGCAGATGTTCCTGAAATAGATATGATTAAACTTCCAGCAGGATTCCAATTTCCTGCTTCATAGTATACACTTTGAATTCTGCCATTAAGTGCAGTATTAGTATATGTATCTACTTTTCCTGTAGTAGCATTACCATATAAATCTGGTGAACCTGCAATGTAATGAAATTTTACCCTTCCATCTCGTACCATTTTACTTATCGTTCAAGGATTTTTTGAACTTGCCTGATTGGCGTTACTAAAAGAATTAGTAAGTACCAAAGGCAACCCAATTTAGAACGGGTCCATCAGTGAAACCTACTGCTCCTGAACCAATACCACAAATTATCTCTGCACTTCCAGTATTGATGTTCTGAACACAAATCCATGCAGAACCTGCACCTGCTGCACCTGTTATTACACCTGAACCAATCGATGCAACTACTACTGGTGCATTTGTATATGGTTTACCAAAAACAGCCCATCCTGAACCTGCTGTAGTACTCAATGTAATACTCCCAGCTTGAACAGCATTACTAACTAATGCTTCACTACCTAAGAAAGCACATACTTTATCACCTGCTAAGCCATCTTTTATGCCTCCAAGTGCTTGTGCATCTGGTAATCCTCTTGTAACCGCCATTTTATTTACCTTTTCTTGTACCTCCTTTTAAACATATTAAGCATTTTAAACACCGACTGCTATCCAATTTAATACTGGACCATCAGTGAAACCTACTGCTCCTGAACCTATTTCACATATGATATGCGCACTACCAGCACTTATATCATTTACATAGATTAATGCAGAACCAGCTCCTGCTGCTGCTCTAGATATAACTCCAGAACCTAATCCAGCTACAACAATTGGTGGATTTGTGAATGCTACACCAAAATTAGCCCATGCTGAACCAGCAGATGTACCTAAAGTTAAACTACCAGCTTGAACTTTTGCACCATAAACTAATGACGCAGCAGAACCAAGTAACGTAGATTGCACTTCACCTTCATTATTAACAAAGTTTGTACCACTTAATGTTGTACACTTAATTGATGTACCACTTATTGTTGTACCTTTTACTGTGGCTCCACTAACTGTAGTATCACCATAAACATTTTCACCATGTACTACTCCATCTGAATATACATTTGCTCCACTTATTTGGTCCTCAGATGTAACACTACCCAAAAAATAGGGATGCACATATGTTGCATTAGTACCACTAAGTTCGACTCCGCTAGGAGATATCTCTTCACCTCCAAGTCCATCTCTCATACTTGCCATTTTATTTTTTGCTTTTATTGTTTTTCCTCCTTATATTAATTATAAGTTTTTTGTTTTCAACTAGTAAAAAATAAAAAATTAAAAAAATAAAAAATTAACTAGTTGTTATTTTACAGATAGCTTTTGTTCTGAGTTCACCAACAACTATTCTTTGTGTGATGTTAGCTGCACTCATATCATAAACTGGTAAATCAAAGTTAGATACTGTAACTGGTCTTTTCTCAACTATAGCGTAAGCTTGTGTTTTGTCTGTAACATACGCATACTTACTATATGTAGTTGACGGAGCTGCATTTGTTGAAAATTTTAAAACATTTAGTCCGTACATTGTTCCTAAAAATCCTCTTTCTAACATGTCTCTATTTCCAACTTTATTAGCTTCAACAAAAGTATCAATATTTCTTAAGTCATTCAAAACTTCCATACCTACAAACAAAGTTGTAGGTGTATAGTCTGAATCTTCTAAATATTGCATAGCTCTTGTGATATTAGCTATTGTAATAGCTGCCCCTCCAGTAACAGTACTATTAGCTTGGTCCAATGCATTTGCTAATATTAAGTTTGTCTCATTCTCAGCAAACCTTTTCCCTGCAAGCCTTATATTGTGTTGTAAAAGATTCCACTTGCCATCTTCTAACATTTCTTTAGTAATTCTAATACCTACACCATATTTAACTGGCTTAAAATTTGAAGATGTATAAATTGCTTGGTCTATTGGTGACTCAGCACCTTCGCCAACAACTCTAACATCCATAGTATCAGGTGTTGCTAAATCAAAATCAACACTACTTCCAGGTACATCTCCTGGACCTAGGTAAATTGCAGCTTCACTTCTTGGTATTAAGTTTTTATCAACTTCCTCAATTAATGTGTCGTGAATTTTTCTAGGAATAAGCAATTGACCTTCAGTACCTATATCTGTTTGTAATAATTCTTTTACATATTTAAGTTCCTGTGCCATTATTATCCTTGAATATCAACAACAACATAATTAGCTTCACTACCACAAGTTAATGCTCTACCAATTTTATTAATAGCTGCTGAATATCCCAAAGCTGCACTTCCGCAAAAAATTACTTCATCTGCATTATTACATCCAACATGATTTCCAGCTAAAATATTAACTCCACTAACCTCTAGTATAAACATACCTCTTGTAGCTACACTTACAGCTGCACCACTAGTAACATCATGCAAAGCAACACCCACAAAATTTCCACTACCAGTAGTATGAAAAAACTCAATATCAGTTGCAGCGAAACTATCAGCACCACTACTTACTACACCAGCGGCGCCAGATGCCCCAACTAACTGACCACCAGATATAACTTCCTTAGCGTACCCAGTTATAATTCTAGGTGCGCCACCATCAGTAAGATTTACATATCCGTATGGATTTACTGCCATTGTCTTTTTAACCTCCTTTCAAATAAATTAAAGTTTAACGTGATAACCTTTTAAATTTACCTGTATCTTTTGAGTAATCTCTCCAAATTTGGAAACCTTTTCCTGTATCAGCTTTTTCTATAACTAGACTTTCTGTTTCAACATCCTCAGTCTCTTCACCACCGACAGTACCTTTAGTTTCGTCCTCTGGTTCTGGTTTCTCTTGTTCCTCTTCTTGCTCCTTAACAAGCTTTGGAGGGGTCATTTCTTTCATTTTCTCTGCTATTTTTTCTTCAACCATTTTATCAATTCTAGCCTTTTCCTTAGCATCAGACTCTTTTTTCTGATATTCAGCTAATTTCTTTTCTTTTTCAGCTAAAACTTTTTCCATAGCTTTAAGTTTTTCCTCAGCAGCATTTTCCTCAGGTTCATTATTTTCAGGTTCCTTAACAGTTTCTTCTTCCTGAACAGGTTTTTTCTCCTCTTCAACCATTTCATTACCTCCTTTCAAATTTAATTCAGTATCCAATTCATAATCTTCAAAATAATTAACATTTTCCATCCCCTCTTTTAATATAAAACTATGTTCCAAAGCTTGTCCTAAATTAGCTCCTGGGTCTCCAGGTACAGCAACAAAACTAATTTCTAATCCTTCAATACCAATCGCAGTTACACTGCCTTCATCTTTATTTTCAACTAAATCACTTACTCTCGCACCAATACTAACATCAGTAACTCTACCATCATTAATCATTTCCCTTAATTTTTCGTCCATAACTTTTCCTTCAAACTCAATATGATTTTTCTCAGGATTAAATACAACATTTTCTGTTGTTCTACCAACAATACTTTTTACAGAATTATCATGGTCTATAAGCATCGGTTTATTCCTAAAACTAGGAGCTGCTTTTTCTAATTCTGATGCAATATATTTAACATTATTTCTAGTAGTAGTTTCATTTATAGCTACACCTCTAATTACAAAATCATTTCCAGTCCTGACTGCCTCATTAATAGGCATATAAAATTCTAATAATCTCCAATCCTTAACACTTTCTGGTGTTTTTCCTCCATGCATTTTCTTCCATTGTGCAGTTGCCATAGCATAGGCATCAGATTTTGTAAACATTTTATTAGACTTAGGATTCTTCTTCCCAGAAATAGACTTCCAAATTTTATCAACCATTCTATCAAATTTAGCCGGCATTCTTATATTCTCCAATTATATAAATCACAAATTATTTTTAAATCATTAGTTTTAAATTATATAATTATTTTTTATCAAGTATTTTTTTAGAAAGATAATGTCCAAAACTTAAATGTAAATCTTCGATAATTCCATAGTCCTTTGATTTAACTAAAACAACGTATTTAGCAATATCTTTAGCCTTACCACCATCAAATCCTAATAATCCTATTGTAATCCCTCCATGTGTATTTGCATAACGTAATCCTTCTAAAACATTAACGCTATTACCACTACCAGAAATACCAATTACAATATCTCTAGGAGACAATACCGTTTTTAATTGTTCAACAAAAATACTGTCATAACTTATGTCATTAGCGTAAGCTGTAATTACAGGAACATTTACTAATGAAAATACTTTCAAACCACTAATCTTCATAAAATCATTACACATATGATTACAAGTAGAAGCACTACCACCGTTGCCCATTAAAAAAATACTACTCCCTTCTAACTTCGCTTTATATAAAATATTCCCTACAATATCTAATTTATCTTTGTCAAGTTCATTAATTGTATGTTGTAACATACTATAATAATCTCTTGTTTTTGAAGTTATAATACTTTTTATCATTTTTCTACTTATTAAAATTTATACTTAAAGTAATTCACCTAAATAAGCTTCCTTATTACTTTGAGAAGTACACTTTGAATATGAGTTAATTGAATTATCTGTAACCAAACAACTATAAACTTCACCATTAGCATATACACCAATAAAGTAGTCACCATTATCTTGTATTTCTACATAATCAGTTATGGGTTTCCATCCTTCTGAACACACTTTATATGTATTATTAAAATAACATCTTGTAGCTGTTGTTCTGTCACATAAACCTACTAAATCTCTTGATTCACAATAATATGTATTCTCTACATCACTTATTATATATGCTCCACTCATTATCAAAGCTAATGCTACAAAAATACCACTACTAATTTTGATAGCTTGATTCACCATTTATACTTACCTCCTTTAATTATTTTATGAAACATATAATGTACCATCCTTCTTAACATATACTGTTTGACCTATATATATATCAAATGAAGTAGAATTTATTGTAGCATTAATAGTGAAAGTACCTGAACCTGAAAAATTTAACTTTCCTGTACCTAAATTACAATCCGAACTTATTACACAATTATCTGACATATTAATATTCCAATTATTATTTACATCAGGACAATCACAAGTATCACTAACTGGTGTTGTTGCATGATAAAAAACAGTTGCCTTAATACTATACAAATAAATATCATCAGAGTCTGTACCTGCAATAATAACCTTAAAATTAGTATCATTCAATTCATCACCTGTCCATGTATGTCCCCATGTATCTGTTCTATTCCCAAGTCTAGAATTTGTAGCTATTGTTGTTGGTGAGAATGTCTTATTGGATGTATAACTGTCACCACCATCCCATGTTAACGAAACTTCAGCAGAAGAATCACCACCTGCATCATGTTCAAGTAAAATTTCAATACCATCTATGGTTTGTCCAGAAGGTATACCTAAAGAAAAATTATAATAATCTTGTGATTCATACCAATCAAATTGTGCATATGTATTATCATTAGCATAAGCGTAACTAGGATTTGCAAAATCATTATGTAGACTACCAGTATTTGATGCGAATCTAGTAGTAGTTGATTTATTAGTATCATTGAAACAATATATTGAAACATCATCAATAAATATCAAGTCTGAGGAACCAGTACAAGAATATCCTAAACCAATTCTATTAGAAGAATTAAATGTATAATCACTACTTGAAATATAAATCTGTTGTCTAACATAATCCTCAGATGAAGGAGTTGAATCACCTTTACCCCAAAAATCAAAGAATGTATGTACCTCTTTCCATGAACTATCATAAATTTTTAAAGCTAAATAATCACCTGTTTCTGTAGCATCTTGTACATGATAAAAATCAACTAAAATAAAATTACAATTAGACAAATCAATAGATTCATATAAACCCACATACTCCGAATCAAAATCATATGCCCTTGTAGAATATGTACCATTGAATTCAGATATGGAACGAACTATATGTCCATCACTATTAACACCACAAAAATCCCATGCCCCAGGACTTCCTTGTGCACAATCACCATCTGCAGACCATTCTGCATCATCATAAAATAAAGTTGATTGTGATGCATTAATAAATGTAGTCAATAATATTATACTTATAGATATCAATATAAAACTTTTTAAGCAGTACATATTTTTCCTCCTGAGTGAAATACAATACAATTCACAGTAGTAACATTATGTACACTAACATTTAAATTGCCTGTCATTGTATCACCTGCAATATCAACATATGTATTTAAATCTGTTTCAATATCTGCATCATCAACATCAAATATATGTGAAGGTGTAATCCATTCAATACTACCAGATAAATTCCTAAATTCATTACCAGTAAAATTACCTGTGATATTAAAATTACCTCCATTACTATAATTAAGATAACTAACATTAACACATCCACCTTTATTAGTACAATTAGTATTTGTATCAGTTAAAGTACATAAATCACTAGTAGCTCCAGTAATATTACCACAATAAGGTGTTGTTCTATTTGCTAATGGTAAATCAGAATCTTCCAAATCATTTGTAGAGTTTTCATCTAGATTAACAGGTTTATTAATCAAATTACCCCAGTCCAAATTATCAGTTAATTCAATAAAAAATGTCTTTAGATACTTAACAAAACTAGATTTATGAATATCAAATGTAGTACTATTTAATGTTAAATTACTTCCTGCAGTATATGTTGTATCAGTTAGAGTACATAAATCAGATGCATTACCTGTTATATTACCACAATAAGGTTTTGTCTTATTAGCAAGTGGTAAATCAGAGTTTTGAACATAAATACTATCTCCTAAACTTTGATTCCAAGAAGCATTACCAGAACCAATAGGTGCATATAAAGTATCACCATAGGACTCATTCCAAGAAGCATTATCACCAGTAACACTTATATCTGCATATAATGTATCAGCTAAAGATTGATTCCAACTATCATTACCAGTGGCTATTGGTGCGTACAGAGTATCTGCATAACTCTCATTCCAACTTTCGTTATCTGTGACTTTATTATGGTATGTAGAGTTATAAGTAGCTATCCATATATCATTCCATGTATTGTAGGTAGCTAATGTTTGATTATAATCCCACTCAATACCTGCATACAATAAATCACCTTGACTTTGATTCCAAGACTCATTATCAGTGACCTTATTATGATAAGTTAAATTATAAGTAGCACTCCAAATAATATTATACAAGTTATATGTTGCAGTAGTCTGATTGTAGTCCCATTCTATTCCTGCATAAAGAGCATTTGCTTTAGTTTGATTCCAACTAGTATTAGCAAAGCTATTAATTGTAGTATTTAGAACTGTTGTATTTACCAATAAACTACAGGTACCAGAACCACAACCACCAGTTAAGTAAGGTCCATTAGTATTTATACCTAAAATATCTCCACCACCTGTCAAGCTTGTTAACATACTACCATTACCAAAAATATAATCTCCACTAACATTATATCCAGAAAAATTTTCTGTAACATGATAATCTAATCTTCCTGTAAATGGATTATAAGTAGTTTTAAATTGATATGCAGTCACAACTCCAATTAATAATAAAAAAATTACTGGCATAATTAATTTTTTGTTTACCATTTTAACCATATGTATATGTAGCTCTATTAGCCCAAACTTTATTAAATTCTATTGAACCATCTGCCCAACCAATTCCAGATACCATACTATTTGAATCATATCCTATTTTCTGTATTCTCCAAATAGCACTACTAGTTGCAGTACCACTACCAGCATATGTCCAACCAATATATTCCGATAAATTACTAGCATTCACAGCTATAGCTTGTGTAAGAAGTACAGTATTATTAACTCTACCACTACCTTCTTCATCAACAACTAATACATGTTGAGTTCCGCTTCCACTAACTATTGCATCTCCCATTATGTATACCTCACAATAAAATCAACTTGACTATTCTTTTGTCCTTTAATTTCACATTTCAGTTTATCATTTAAACACCACTTTTCTTGTGAATAATTAAATACTTTATAGTCTGGACTTATTGCACTTAATCTAATAGGTATAAAATGTATCCCCTCTAAACTAACATGTTTAAATAATATTACATTAGGGTATTTATTCAAAGTTATAGAAATACTCACTTTACCATGACAATTCAAAATTAATGTATCTAATTCTCCATTTATATTATTTGTGATATATGAAGCATAACCAGATTGAGATGTATTTAAAATAAAATTTAATTCTTTAACTCTCTTATCCTTTTTATCTTCTACAGTGACCTTAACTCCTTCTCTTATTTTTTGGATTTCTTTTCCTTCCAACTTTCCTATCCTCCTTCTTCTTAATTTTCACATCAATTTTCTCCTCAACTACATTAACTTCTTTAATTGCATTTTCAACAACTGGACCTCTCACTTTAATTTCACCATCTACAATTTCCATTCCAGCATCTTTAACTCTTTTAACTTTTCCACCAATAACTTGCCAATTACAAAATTCACCAGGCGCAACTGGTTCCATATTATTCATTATGTCTAACTTTCTCATATTAATTACTACCTCCTTTCAATTTAATATATTCCTCATGTTGTCTTTGTCTATGAGTACTCTTACTTTTGCCTCTTTCACTCAAATCCTCTAAGTCCTCGCCTTCAATATCAGCTCTTGTTCCAAACAATTTATTTTCACTACCTTGATAGTTTACATTTTTTATATCTGTAGAACTTCCAGTATAATCTTCCCATCCACCAACAACCAAAACATCTTCTTGGTCTACTGCATCAATACCACTATTACATTCATGAACAAAATCAATCTCTCCAGTACCTTCACTAACAATATATCTTTGATTACACTTGGGACAAATTCTAGTCACCATTTAAATCCTCCAATTCTTTTTGTAGCATTTCAACTTTCTTCCTATGCCATTTAGCTATACAATCACCACAATAGTAGTTATCAGCCATCATAACTAACGCTGGCTTATTACAATTTTTGTTAGCACAAATTGGTCTTTCTTTCATAGTTTTATTTTTTTTTGTAATAACTCAATAATATATATTAATAAATAAGCTTCTTGATTTACTACCTCCCTCCTATTGTTTTTATCTATAAAAAAATATTTTCTTAAGTCTGAATCATAATACAAATTCTTATAAACTTTTCTTATTGGTCCTGGATTATATCTTTGTATTGCCATTTTATTTATTAACATGTTCATACCATTCAGCATCCCAATTAAAAATTGTATTATTACCTCCAACTTTAAATATCCATAAATATGTTGTTCCCGACCTTAAAATTATTTCTTGATTTCTTCCTAACCCACCAGTGATACCTTGTTTTGTAGGATTAGTTCCAGCTACACCAAATCTAGCACTCCCAAATAAAGAACCATTACTAGTTATGCTAGGATTTTGTGTAATAGTACATACACTATTGTTATTTGAATTTCTATTGTTATTATATATAGTTTGTGATGTACCACCAGATATAGTAGCAAATTCGTATTCATTCATCTCACAAACATTATCTGCAAAAACATCAAATCTCATATGTGCCCACTTAGTAGTATTTGGTGTAGTAAATCCAAAACTTATACTTCCACCAGAAGTAGCTAAATTAGTCCATCCTTTTGTGAAGTAATGATTACCTTCATGAATTTCATAATGTTCATATGGTATACTAACAATAGCATAAGTTGTTTCATCTAATATTGCAGGACCATTACTTCCGTCATAAATTTGATTACTAGTACCACTACTACTTACCCACAATCTACCTTGTTGTAATGAATCTACACTATTATCAACAATTGCAGTATTATTAAAATTTCCAGCACCACTACCATGTATTTGTGACATTTTAACCTAATTCAGTAACAGGGACTATTGTACACCTACACATTGGATGTAATGGTATATCAGGCTGTTCTCCTATTTTATATATTCTTCCATTTAAGGATTCACATTCAGGACATGTTCTACTACCAATACTTGCTACCCACTTAATATTTTTAATACCATTCTCTTTATAATGCTCTAGAGCTCCCTTATTAGCAATTCTAGTAACTTCGCTTCTAACAATATTTATACTTCTATTCTCCTTACCCCTGGATAATTTAGGTACACCTGTACTATCTAATTCAATTTTTCCATCCTTCATCCTATACAAATCTTGTAATCCTAGAGTTATATCTATTCTCTTAGCCATATTTCTCATACTCTCACCACTTTTAAATCCTTTTTCTAATATTCCTTTTAACTTATTAATTTGTTTTTCAGTCAATTTTCCTGCTTCAGCTTCAGTAGTTGTCTTAGCTGATAATAAATCAAAATCATCATCTTTAATAACCTCTAAAATTTTCTTTAAATAATCCTTGTAGTTGAAACCTAACCATTCTTGTATTGTATTATATTGACCTTCTTTTATATCTAAGTGATGTGGACAAATATCTTGTTTGACTGGCATATTAACTTTTTTAGGTTTACCTCCTTTAGGAATAAATTGTGGTGGATTTTCATTCTGTCCAGGGACAATCGGTTGTGGTCGTTCCTCTTCACGTCTCCTTTCCTCTTCTTCACTCATCTCCTCATACTCTTTTTCATTATAATCTAATAACTTAACCATATCTCGTTCAATCAACTTACTCATACTCTCCGAAACTGTAGGCAATTTCATAATCTCAGTTAATTTAGCTAATCTATCATATTTATCAATAGTAGAAGGTCTGCCCCATTGAAACTCAACATGAACATCTAATCCATTAGCTAATAATACTCTTTTAAAAATGTCATTTTCCAAAACCTTTTCTGCTTCTGCTTGAATAGAACTAATCCTTCTTTCAAAACCATCCATTTGTACCTTAGCTAATCCCTCAGGAACACCCTCCATACCCATAATAGTAGGTGGAATCTGAAAAGCATAAAATAACATTTGAACATCATGATTTAACATACTTTCAAACTTCTCACCAATATTTCCGAAGTCTAAAGCTTTAATCTCTGTTAATCCATCATGAACCCATTCATGTTTATTATGTAACCATTCTAACTTCTTTCCAAAAGCATCAACATCACTTTGTCTTGGTTTGTATAATTTTCCACCAAAAACACCTCCCATCTTAACGTCATATGGATTATTAGCTTTCCTCTTTATAAGTGTATGTGAGTCTGATTCATTTTGTAGTAAATTATTAATCATAGTTAAGGCAGGTGATATAATTCCAATCCCATAAGGACAATCACCAATTTTATTTATACCAATATGTCCAATTTCATAGGGTTCAAATGATATAACTTTATCAGACTCAAACTTCTTAAATCCACCAACATACTGTTTATATTTGTCAACTACACCTTTATCATTTCTTTTAATATACATATACTTACTATCTAAAACTTTCATACCTTTTGGAGACTCATCTTTTTTACCTCCAATTTCCATAAACCCATTACCCTTTACTAAACTCTCTTTCAACCATGCTCTTAATAATACATCCAAATTAACATCCTGTATAAAATCCTCAATAATTTTCTTTGCATCTTCATCATCACACTCAACATAAAATCCAGGACCTACTACAAAATCAATATACTTATCTATCACAGCAGTTATAAATCCAAACTTCTTATATAATCCCTCACATGTAGCAAAATCAAATGGATGTTCCTCACCCAATTCAGTAGGAAAATTTCTTTCTTTCTTTTCAACTTCTCCACGAAATACTGGTTTATTGGTTTGTTCCAAAGCCATTGATTGTTCGTCAACAATCAGTGTAGGACTATATTCATAACTCTCCGTTACTTCTCCTTTTTTCCAGAAATCAAAGATACCCATAAAAAATTTAATTAGAATAAATTAATAAATCATTAGTTTTAAATTATATAATTAAAAAATAAAAGGTTCATATTCTCCCATATCCATTTCCTTAAAATACCAACAAGAAAGTGCCAATGAATCTGCAAAGTCATCATGTCCTCTCTCCGAATGATGTATCTTCAAATCGCCACTACTCATAACCTCATACCTCAAATCTGCTAATTGGTACAACAACTTTCTATTATTAGGAATCTTAATTCTACCTTGCTCCATAAGTTTCTTCAAATTAGAATATAAATCTTGTTTACTCTTAACAGTAAAAGTTAACCCTTCAACTCTCTCTCCTAATTCTTCTGTCAACATATCAGTAGGACCAGCTCCCATTCCAGTCTCATCCAAATAAATTTTCTGAAACGTATATTTTTCATCCAAAACCTTAATTCTACCAATAGCATCTGTCATTGGTTTATGTAAAGTAGAATCTATAAAATTAACCCTAATATCCTTTTCCATACTCTCCTCAACCACAGTAAATACACTTTCGTCTTCTCCCATCCTAGCAAAATCAACACCCAATGTAAAAATACTCTTAGGATGATAAGCTCCCAAAACATAATCCTCTACACAACTATCAATCAAATCTTGTTTAAAATATGCATCTGCATCCTCAATAAACTCAGCCTCATACTCAGTTTTAAATTCAAGTTCAGTCAAATTATTTTTTTGTTCATTAATAAAATCTTTAGAGTATTGTCCTTCATCTAAAGGAATAGTATAAGGTATATGAATCAAACTATATTTTGTTTCCTTTCCATAACTACTCTCGTAAAAGTGATTTTTTCCTTTTGGTGTTCCAATCTTAATACATTGACCATAACTTTGTGCACTTCCAATCATAGGCATAATAACCTCATTAACAATACTATCTTTAACATAACCAGCTTCCTCAATTATAATAATATCAGCAGTCAAACCCCTAATAGTAACTCCCTCAGGACCACAAGGTAGAGCTTTTACTCTACTACCATTCCTAAAATTAATTTCAGTTTGACTACTACTAATTATTTCAGATTTTATAAGCTCACTTCCTAAAGCAATTTTTCTTAATTTAGAATATAACTCAGCACTTTGCTCCTGAGTTGGTGCCACCATCAAAACTCTAAAACTCGTATTAACCAAACACATATATAAAGAATATAAACTAATCATCAAACTCTTACCACTTTGTCTACTCCATAATGCACAAACTCTTTTATTCTTCACACATTGTAACAAAAAATTTTTTTGGTATTTATGAAATTCCTTAACTCCAAACTTATTTAAACCATCTCTAAACCAGAATTTACAAAACTCATTAATTTCATGCTCCATACTCCACTTCAACCATATTTATTTCAAATCTTTTTTTACAATACTTACAAAGTATTGTTTCTTCATCAGTTAAAATTCTTCCACAATATCTACAATAATCATCCAATCGTTCCATTTTCGTTCTCATGTGGTCCACCATTTGGTGGTGTAGGTCCTTCCTCCATAATAGATTGGTCTACACTAACATACCTAAAAAATACCATATCTTTTAAATTCAAACTATATCCTCTCCTATCCAAAAATAACTTTTGTGACGTTGTGTCTGAATATGTAAATCTAACTTGGTCCGGAAATTGACTAACCATTGTTTCATCCATATCCATTCCTGTGCTTAATAACAATTCAACACCAGTATTAATCATTAACTCCAAATCAGATTTTCGCATAATGACAACTTGTTCACAATCATTATAATCAGGAATACTACCAACATATTCCCATACTCCTTCATCATCCTTTTTAACTATACCTCTACCAAATGTTATCATTTTTAATCTAATCTCCCAACACCATAAATATATAATTTTCTATAATATTCACATTGCCTTTTTTCACAAACATCTTTGTCTAAAACAATACCAACATGTCTTCTAAAAGTACAATAAGGTATATAATCAGGTTCACCTTCACCATCATTGTGTGGTACAAAATCTACAACTTTACTATGTAATCCATCACTTCTCCTTTTTCTCCTTCCCATCTTTCAACTTTATTCTAGTCTCCTCAATTTCATTATCCATCCACCATTTTCTACATCTTGAACAATAATATTTTAACCAATATGGAAACATTAAACATCCATGTACAGGACAATATCTTATATTATCTCCCATCAACTCTATTGTCACTAATTGTCACATCTTTAGCTATTTCTAATTCTTTCCTCCACTCTTTTAATCTTTCATTAAAATCAATATTCACATTAACATTAGTATTTTTTGTCTTTACTCCATGTAACGTAGCATGAACCTTCGTCATTTTATCCAATAATTGCATTTTCCATTTAATAGGTAAATCTCTCTCCAAGTAATTGGAAATTATCTTTTGTATTTCATAGGCAGAAAACTCCTCGTCAAATACCATTTGTAGTGCTTTTTCATCAATTTTATCATCACTCCTCATTAACAAACTTCTAAGTCTTGCAGATTTATCCTTCTTCCAACTCTTTGTAGCACCACCTTTGGCAGATAACTCTAAAAAATCCTTACGTTTAGAAATATCCTGAGGCTTTAAATTTTTAACAGTTCCTTTAAGATTCATTCTTTGGTAAACCTATCCTATTCCTCCTTTTTCTTGACTTTATTTCTTTTCTCCCATACATCAATAGGTACAAAAACACTTATACCATGACCTCTATTCTTACATGTAAACTTTTGAGTATATCCAATAGTCCTAGCTGTCCTGATTCCATTTATATTTTGCATTTCAATATCTTCATCAACATCACCAACAATAAATCTAGACTCATCTCCATATACATCCAAATCTCCTAAACTAACATTACGTAATTCTTGTTCAGAAACAAATCCATTTCTTCTTTCTGACTCCCTCATAATGTTATCTACTTTATCCTCATAATCTTGTCTAGCACATCTCTCATCAAAAGGCAAGTGTTTCCTAGTATATTCTTGCGTTTTTTCTGACAATTCTTTCAAAAATAACTCTTTTGGTGTCTTTTTACCAACAACAGTGTAATCTTTTTGTTCACTTGACGTATGCTGTCTTGTAATTCCAATTGTATCTGCCATTTTTTAATATCCTCCTTTCACTCAACTCCTCTTGGTTTATTTTCATCAACACCATTCTTTACTTGTTCCTCTAAAACTCTAATACTTTCAACTTTAGTATGTATATCTGAAACTAATTGGTGTTTTTGTAGTTTAAACTCCCTAAGTTTCTCCTCATAATTTCTCCTTAAACCTTCACCCAACATCAAATCGTTATACCTCTCTAACCAATATAAATGTTCTATTTCCTTCCTAATCCTATTAATTTGTTTCTTAACTATATTTTTCTCCAAATCAGTTAGTTGTCTCTTTGTCATATTCCTCTACAAACTCTATATATTTATTTAATTCATTCCTAACAAACTTAGATAAGTTAAAATATCTACTTTGGTCATCAATAAACCTAGCTTGTTTTTCTGTAACTGCAACAGTTTTTATTTTTCCCATAATAATTAATAATTATTAACATTTAAAAATTATATGAATTAAATTATATAATTATTAATCGACAAAAAATCCAATATATATAATATCATTAAAAACCAAAAAACTCTCGTTAGAACCCCTTAAAATAGGAAATAAGCCTATTCTATACATAATCTTATACCATTAACTAAACACAAAATAAGTATATAAATCAACATTATAAAATAAACATATTTCATATCAAAATAGCCCCATAAACATAAATAATGAAAACCAGCTCCACAAAAAGACCAAGTAAAATCAATAATATCAACAACTATTGCCATCTTCCTTAGCCTTCCTAATAGCAAAAGCTCTAAACTCATTCTTTTCTAATTCTTGTCTCAATGCTTCCTCAACATAACTCAAACCACCAATATTATGAGTAGCTACAACTCTCCTAATTATGTCCAAACATCTATTTATTATCTTTTTTCTCATTTCTTACCTCCTCATATCTTTCAAATATCCTCTTAACCAAATAACAAAACTGTCTCTCATTATCTACCATCAAAAACTGAACACCTTTAACTGCCAAACTAGCCAACATTCCCAAAATACAATTTTCATGAATCTCACTCGTTCTATCTCCAATATTCCCAACAACCACAACATAAATAAATGGAAACTTCTGCCTCATCTTCTCTACTTGATTCTTCAACCTTCCATCAATAATGCTCCCACAAAAATCGTCAATTGTCTTCCTCTCCACAACAACATCATTCCAAACATAATCTCCTTCATCCATCCTACATCTCACAGTAGTAATCTCTAACTCTTTCATAATCTCAAAAACCACATCTGGCTCTCTATCATCAACCTTAACCAATACCATTTTACACTACTCCAAAATACTCAGGAACCTCACTTCCCACTTTCAAAATAACTTTATTATTACTAAAAGTCATTTCTCTAACTTTCCACTTCCTATAATATTCATCACTAAATTTATACCCACAATTACAACAAATCCATCTACCTTTAGGACTTAAACTACTAACACATGTATACAAATGCTTACACATCTTACATCTACAAACTCCAAATTCTTGCTCTTCTTTCATCTTATATTACCTCCATTATAAAATTTACTATTCATCATTATAAAAACAAAAAAGAGGTATTACTACCTCTTAATTAAAATTTTCTGAGTATCTTCCTCTAATAAAACCTTAGCTTTATTAGACAACCAATTTTGAACTCTTGGCTTAATTTGTTGTCCATGAGTTGCATAAGCAGTAACAGCATTATACAATTCCCATCTAGTTACTTCACTCTTTCTTTCTAAATTCGCTAAAATACCTTTTATGTGTTTCTTTCTGAACCCTATATTCTTAAAAACTTCCTCAACTAACTTCCACTCAACACTATCCTTCATACATTCACTAACATACTTTTTTAAAACATTACTACCTTGAATTATATCATATAACCCTTTACCAATCACTTCTCCAATTCTCTCTGCTAACTTCTGTGTATGACTTATAGACATACTAGGAACAAAATTATTAACCATCATTCCATTACTACAAGCCAGTCTTTTAACTCTAGCCAATACTAAAATACCAGTAGTCTTATCATATGAATTAATAAACCTTAAACCACAAGTAAACTCTTCACCAACTTCCTTCATCTCTATCTTACTCTCAGGAAAATCAACATCAACAAAAATCCTATGTCCATCTTCCCTAATATCCATGTCATACTTAATATTCAAGTTTCTCATGGCTTCTACTAACTCTCTCACTGCATCTCTATGTTGAACTAACTTATATCCTTTACTAGCAACACAAGCTAGCTCATTCTTACTAACATTCCAAATTCCTTGATGTTTCTTACTGACAAAATACTTTCCATCACTATCCTGAGTAAAAACTGGTCTGACCTCAGCCAAGTCCAAATTCCCTATCTCAAAATCTTGCTGTACAAAATTACTTTCCATCTTTTATCCTCCTTACATTTATTTGTAACATTCCACATTCCTTACACCTATTCCTCAACTCTTTCATATTCTCCTCAACATTAACATTTCCAGCACTAATAGTCCCTTCAAAATCTGCTAAAGGACTTTTATGATTAAATCCTCTAGCCTTCATCTCCTTAACTAATTCATCATGCCTTCTTTTAATATTACCAACTTCTACTAATCCTGTTTGAATGTATCCATCAATATTCTTCCCTTTTATTATAGTTCCTGCAAACATATGCATCTCTAAATGTTCTCCTAACAAATGTTGTCTACACATTATTTTTGGGTTAACATTCCACATTCTCATTCTTTACATCCCTCCTTAATCTCCTCTTCACAATTTCCACAAACTAACCACCTCTCACCACCATCTAACCTAATCCAATCCAACTCATAAATTCCAAATTTTCCCTTACATATCTCACATTCATATTTTTCTTCCTTTATCATTTTTATTTTACGTTCCTTTTATTTAAAATTTCATCAATCTCCTTTCTACTATACATTATAAAACAATTTCTACATGTTTTTGTCTTTTTTCCTCCACTACGCTTATTCATAATACCACCACATATAGGACATTTTGTATATATTTGCGAAAGTCTACAAGTCATTTTTCTTACCTCCAAAATCGCAGATGCTTGATTCGAACAAGACCTTAGGAGCATGAGTCCTATGTGCTGCCATTACACCACACTGCGATAAAAGAGGACTCATCTAGAGCCCTCTCTAATTTTATCTATTCTATCTCTCTCCAAAGCACAAATAATATCAAAATCTAAATCAACTAAATCTTGTGCTTTAGCTTCGTCTCTCCAATCATTCTCCATTTTTCATTCTCTCCTTTTTTAACAATTTCTCTGCTCTTTTCTCTGCTTTCATCATACTACCACTCTTGGCAAACTGTCTTCTCTTCACCTTACCATTCTTAAAGTGAGTTTCTACCCAACTCCAAAATCCAAACTTACCTTTGTAGTGAGTTCTTCTTTTGGTATAGCAAAAGGTCTTGTTACCAACCCAACCAACTGAATACCAATAACTAGTACCTTTTGATTTACCACTATATCCCATAGCTTCCCTCAAAACTCTATTTAGTTCAGACATAGCTTCATCAGTTCCCATTTTTACCTCCAATAAAAGCTCTTAATGTCTCCCATTCACTATCCTCATCTGCCTTAACCCTTTTAACCTCTGCAATATCTTTATAACACTGACTTACAAAATTATCATAAGCAGTATTATTCCTACATCTAAATTTACAAACTTGGCCAAATCTAATAAAAATATTTAATAGCATCTCTCTCTGTCTTTCTGTAAATTCTTTCATAGGTATACTTCCAAATAAATCTTTCAAGTCTTTATTTATTCCTTCTGCTTGTTCATAGTATCCCATTTTCTTCCTCCATTTCATTTATATCCTTATCATCTCTCTGTACTTCATATAAGTAATCCCAGTCGACTTCTTTGTCCCTATTTGTAATCAATTCAGGGACATAACAATCCAAAATCTCATCATAGACAAATCTAAATTCATCCTTATTTTCACTATCTAATTTTTTCCTCAACTTCTTATCTAAAATCACTACCATTTTACAGCCACCTCTTTTATTTCTTCTACTACCTGAACTACATCCATATGTTGTAGTTTTCCTTGCTCTATGGCATTATAGGGTTGATTATATTTAACCCTAATCTCCATATTATAATGGTCTATGTAACAACCATTAGGAGATTCTACCACCTTATTATATAATAGGTGATTTTTGTAAGTAACCTTAACTTTTAACTCACCCATTGTTTTCCAAATATATCTTCGCTGTATCATTTTACATCATACCTCCTTCTTCATCATCATATTCCTCAACATCTCTACAAAATCTATCTACTCTATTTTGTTCCTCGTCCATACTGCCTTCTGTGTACCCTTCTAATTGTCCACCAATCACTCTTTCATACTCACCACCTAATTCTCTAGCCAACATTTTTGCTTGCCAGATTGAATCCTTAACTTGTGAAATCCTATCACTTATCTCATTCAAAGCCACTATAATTTCATCCTTTTTTACCTCTCTTTCTTCATTCATTTGTTTTGTTTCCATTTTCTTTATCTCCTTTATTTAATTTATCTTAATTTAATTAATGAATCTACCTTTATAAAGATATATATACTCTAGTATAATAATAGAGTAGAGCCTCTCTACCCCCTAAATTTAGGGGTTTCAGAAACCTCTATTTTCAATTTTTTCATAATATTTTCATAAAATCTCATTTTTACCCCCATTTTCCATAATACCTTTAATAGGTTTTTATCAAAAGTTTCTTAATGCCTTTAATAGGTTTTTTGATATCTATATATATATTTTAAAAATTTATATATATATTTTATATACCTATTAAAGCTATTATGTAACCCTTATTTCATTAACAAGAAATTGAAAAAACCTATTAAAGCTATTATGGAAATTTTCTTCATCTTTCAATTATATAATTTTAGGTATTCCCAAAAACATATATATTAGAACATATATATTACCCAACTTAAAATCATACCCCAAAAATCTTAATATCCTCAACCTTAACATCTCTCCAACCCAATCTCTTACCAGTACTATCCCTACTATCACTACAATACAAACAGAAATCTAAAAACCTCTTTCCAAACATATCTTTAGTTTCTCTCCTCAAATCATTAATATCCACATACCTACAATAATCCTCATACATATCCTCCTTACTAACCCAATTACCCACAACCTTCTTACAACACTCAAAAGTAAATCTAGCAATACTACTACTATCACTTTGCATAATAACCCTAATCTCCTCAGGTGTCTTGTGATAACTAAAAAATCTCTGTTTCCTAAGCCTTTTCAATCCAATAATAGCCCAATTCAATAATCCACTCAACTCATCATCAGTACAAATCTTTTTTAAAATATCAGGGTCAGTAGTTTTATTTTTCTCGTCAAAAATATTATCAAAAGTCATTATAATCCATCTGTCAAAATAAGCCTTATCAAACTCACTTGTCTTAATATAAGGAACCTTATTTGTAGCAAAAATCAATTTAGCATAATTAGTAAAATGATATTCGTCACCAAACTTCTTCTCACCCCTCAATGGACTTTTACCAGTAGCACTCTTAAAAATCTCAACATCCTCAACATCCTTTTCACTCAACTCATCTTTAATATTAGCAAATTTATATCTCAACTCTCCTGCAAACCATCTACCCTGTGCCAATTTCTGTAAATCAACCTGACTTATATTCTCTCCCCCAACAAATTCTTTCATTAAATTCAAAAAAGTAGTCTTCCCAGTATGTTTCTCACCTCTACAAATAACAGCCTTCTTAGCAAAATAATCCCTCCATAACAAAAATCCAAACCACTCCTGAACAACCTTCAAATCTTCATGATATAAAACATCTTCCAAAAACCTAAAAACCTTATCACATTTTTTAGTAGGATTATAGACTAATGGATACTTACTCATAAATCCAAAATCAGGACTATGAGGACATAACTGTTCCTTCTCCAAATCCAAAACACCATTTTTCAAACAAATCAAATTAACATTTTTACATCCCATAGACGATTTATCAACAATAGTACTTCTCTCTATTTTAGAAATCACTTCATTAACAATACTATTCTTACTAAAATTCTCCATAATACTCTCACATTCTCTTTCAATAATCTCTTTACCCCTCTCCTTAAAAATTCCCTCATCATAAACATAAATCTCCTTATTCTTTTTTCCTGTAATAGTCCTAAATTTAAACCTATGAATTAAATAATTAGCGATTGTATGACAAATTTCAGTAACAGGTCTTTTCATAAAGAACATTTGTCTAACTCTCTCACAAATTTTTTCATCCATTTTAATAATATTGTTGAAATTCTCTTTTCCGAAATTTATCTTTTAATTCATCTAATATATCATATTCGTGTAATAACTCGCATCTCCTTAACTGTAATTTCTCAAATTCAGATAAACTTTTAAATTCATCCTCAGCCTTACCATTATAATGTTTATCTAACGTAAACCATAGAAGTATCTTTACAATTATAAAATAAACTAAACATATAATTACGATTATACAAAATTTAAATATTAAATTATTTATCACCATTTTCATCAACATCAACACTTTCAAAGTCTTCTACCCTGATTTTACTCAGTTCTTCAATTTCCCTTTCCTTCTCTTCGTTTGTTTTTGCCATTCTTTTTTACCTCCAAAATCCAACCTACTTGTTGTATTGGAATATATCTACTCCAAACATATTCAGTAAGTGTAGGATTTAAATTTATTAGCCAATTTGAAAAATAAATAAATGGTTTTAACCAATTCCTATTAATTATAACTCTATATTTGATTTCTAATAATTTAAAATTAAAATTAAATCTACTATACCCTCTATTCTTTAACTGATTAAAAGCCATTCCTGAATAAGCTCTTAAATGAGTTATATCACTCCAAGCTACCCAAGGATGTTTAAAATAAGGAACTCTAATATCAACCAAAGCCTTATCCTTACTAATCCTATATATCTCCTCTAATACCTTAACAGGTTCTTTCAGATGTTCAAAAACACTAACTATCCTTACTTCATCAAAACTACTATCAGCAAAAGGATATGGAAAATTATCTAAATCATGAATTATGTCAGGTTTGAAGTATGGGTCTACATCTAGATTAACCCAACCTTCTTTATATTCTCCTCCACTTCCTAAATTCAATCTTTTAAATCCCATATTAACCCCAAACATACTAAACAAATACCTAAAACACCAATAAAGTACCAATATATAAATAAGTCACCAAACTTAGATATATCTCCATCAAAATCAATCACTCGTTTAGTACAAATATTATAACTATCCTTATCTTCATAATACTTACATTTAAATTCAACTACTCTTTCATATCTAGTTAAATAAAAAGCTAAAATTAATGATGCTATAATCAAAATTACACCCAAAATAATAAGTGGTTTTTTCATTTATCCCCCTCCTTTTTTCTTTCATTACAATTTGGACATCTTAACACCCATTTTTCTCCTGTATCAACATTACCACTAATAACATCCATTACTTCTCCACATTCATCACAATAATAAGGACCCCTTGTAGCAGGCAGATTCATTTTTTACATCTCCTAATAATATCAATCACTAATTTATCTCCATGAACTATCTTTAACTCTTCACAAATATCTTTATTAATTATAACACCCAATGACTCAGGACCAACTCTCACAACCTTTTTTAAAATTCTTAGTTTCATAATTTTTAATAAATATTTAATATTTATAAATTATTATATAGTATAAAATATATATTAGAGTATAATATTATCAATTTAATTAAAATTTAATTAAAATTTAATATATACTAAAATATAATAATATTTATAAAGCCTAATAATTTCTATTTTTTATGAAAATTAAATTAGTTCAGATAGGGAATAGTAATTTCTTTTTAGTTCCAAAATCTCTAATTGAATATTTTAAAATCCCTCTAGACAATACTTATGAAATAAAAGTTAATAATAGAGGAGATATAACATATAAAGTAATTGACTCACAAACAACTCTAGATAAGTTTAACAAAGTGAAAGGAGGTAGTGAAAATGAATGAAGAAATTTTAAAGAAGTTTACTGAAAAACTCTCAATTACTGAGGATGAAGTCAAGAAAGATTACTCGGAATTAGTTGAAGATGAGAAAAAAGTTCATCCTAATTTTTCAGATGAAGATAAGGAGAAAAGAGCACTACAAAGATTAGTAACAATCTACAAGAAACAACTCAGAAGTCCAGCAGTTGGTTTTGAAGGATGTATAATTGGTATTGGTGATTGTATAGATACAGTAGCTAGAATGAGAGCAAATGCCAAGAAACAATTTAATGAAAATCCTCAAATAGCCATTCAAAATGGTGTAACAGATGAAGATGGAAATCCATTGGATATGAGGGAAAAATGGAGTGATGATAGACCTAATCCTAATTTTGGAAAACCACTTCCTGAGCATAGCTATTTAAGAAATATATATGGAATAGCTTTAAAAACAGGAAAAGATGATAAACCAAAATTCTTTTCAATGTCGTTATCAGGAAAAATTGCTGATAATGAGGATATGCCACTATTTAAATCTCTAAAATTTAGAGCAATAGATAGAACATCACCTCAGGACATAGACCATCTTTATACTTTGAACTCATCGTCATTTACAGAATTTAAAGAGGATTCATCAGTTAAATTACCTAAACCAAAAGAGTTATTGGAAACCTATTGTAAGTCATTATTTGTAGATATAGATAAATTGGAACAATATCACCAATCAAATGCTGAAAATTACAATAGACTTTGTATAGTTGAAGGTGATGTTAGTATGTTGGTATTAGACCCAACATCAACAGGTAGTAGAAGGATGGTAATTGAGGATGCTGAAAATTTAGATATTGAGTCACCTGGAATTACTTGTTGGCTTCCTCCAAGACTAGATATAGATTTCGGAGAGCAATCAAAAGTATTAGTTATAGGAAGAACTGCTCAAGGTAAAAAGAGAGATGAAGCAGGAAACCCAACTGATGAACCAGGAGACATGATGTTAAATGTATATGGGATTTATGCTATTCCTGACTACAAAATTAAACCAACTATCAAAGAAATGACAGAGGAAGATATAGTAACGGAAGAGGAAGATGAAGAATCTGATAAAAAGGAGGAATCAAAAGAAGTTCAAACAAAAGTTGATGAATGGTAAAATGGAAGAAGAACAAGCGTTAATGGTAGAAGATGAAGACGAACCTGAAGAGGAAGAGTCTGATGAAGACGAAGAGTTTGACGATTAGCAAATTTAATTAATTTTTTTTATTTTTTATTTTATAAAATCATAAGGAGAAAAAATGGGATGGAATGAATTGGGATGGAATGAATTAAAAAACACAGATGAAGAAAAGCAGGAAGAAGTAATATTTAAACCTCTAAAAGAAGTTAGAAAAGGTAGAGGATTAAAGATAGGAATTTATGGAGATTACGCGACAGGTAAAACTCATTTCGCTTTGACTTGTCCAGAACCCATTTATATACTTGATACTGAAAACGGTGTTGTTCCCTTAGCTCATAATTTTGAAGGAAAAGACATCAAAGTTTTGGATATTTTGGAAGAGGATGGAAGTAAGAGTTTTAATAAAATAGAAAAAGCTATAAATTATATAATGACTCAAGAACAAAAAGGCACAGTAATAATTGATAGTGTTAGTGATTTATGGGATTTTGCTCAAGAGAATGCAAAAGTTAAAGTTTTTAAATTAAACCCTATGGATAGATTAAAACAACAATGGGACTGGGGAGTTATAAATAAAATGTATTTAGGAATAATACAAAGACTAGTTAACTCTGATTTCAATATAATACTAACAGCAAGAGAAGGAGAAATATATGCAGGTGCAGGACAACCCACAAATATGGTAAAACCCAAATGGCAAAAGTCAACAGGATTTTGGGTTGATTATGTAATTCATAATACAAAGAAGATTGATAAAATGGGAAATATAAATTTTTATAGTAGCATAGAAAAAAGTAGAAGTTTAAAAGATATTATGGGGAAAGTATTTCCTAATCTAGACTATAAAACATTTATAAATCATATTAATAAATTAAAAGGAGGAAAAAATGGAAACAAAGAGTAGATATGAAGTAATTGCTGACCTAGAGAAACAAAAAAGAGAACTAGTAAGGGAAAGAGATGGCTTAAATGATGTAGTAGTTGAGAAAGAAAATAAAGTTACAAGTCTGAATAGAAAAAAAGACGATATAGCAAAACATATAAGAGATTTTGAGTTAAATCTAACTGTAAGAGAGTCAGATTTAAAGAGAAAAAAAGAAGATTTTGAGTTACAACATAAAAGAGATTTAGAGCAACTAAAAAGAGATAAGACAGATTTTGATATAAAGATAACTAATACACAAGATGAAATAGATAGACAAATTGAAGATGCAAAAGAAGATTTAGAGAACTTTAAGGCGACTAGTGATGAAAGGAAATCAACTATAAATGAATTAATACAAGGGGTTAATGAGAGCCTTGACAGATTTGGAAAATTACAAGAATCCAAATCAAAATAATGCTCACGAAAACAAAAAACGAAATTTGACCCCCACCGTGGGACTAGATTATATAGCTCAATCAAGGTAAATGTTCCAGGTTCAAATCCTGGTATAATCAACTGCCGTGGAAGGCGAAAATACCAAAAACGACTATAAAGTGGGGGATTCATAATCAAAAATGGAATTAGGAAAATTAAAAACAATATATGATGAAGATGAAGAGGAAAATGTAGATGAAGATATGAGATATATTAGGACAGCTGTAGATGGTGTATTTTGTGGTGTAGCTTTAAATGATGCGAAAGAAGGGGATATGGTACGAATTGCCTCAAAAGGTCATATGCAAGTATCTGGATTAGGATGGAAATAAAATTACAAACACAATTTGAATTTGATGCGGCACATAGATTAGTTGGTCATCAAGGAGCATGTAGTAGATTACATGGTCATAGGTGGTATGTAGAGTTAGAAGTTAGAGGGAATAAATCAAGTTTAGATGATGTAGGAATTTTGTGGGATTTTGGAGAAGTAAAAATGTTAGAAGCACAATATGACCACAGAACTCTACTAAAAAATTGTCCTGAAAATCATGACTTAGCAGATGCAATAATAAAAACTTGTGGATTAGGAAGTATATATCCTATGGATGAAAATCCTACAGCAGAACATATAGCTTATGATATTTTACGAAAGATTAAAAGAAAAGATTTAACTTTCAAAGTTAGAGTATATGAATCACCAAAAAGTTATGCAGAGGTAGAAGGATAAGATGACAAAAGAATTTAATAGGTATAGAGGTATAAGTATAACATTATTAATGTTAATGTTATTTATGATAGGATTGGCAATAGGAATTGCTATAGGTGTATTAATATGAAAATATCGGAAATATTTAAATCAATACAAGGAGAAGGAAAATATACAGGACAACCAGCTCTATTCATAAGATTGTCAGGTTGCACTAGAGATTGTGACTTTTGTGATACAAAATATCATAAACAAGGAAAAGAGATGACAACAAAAGAGATTATAAAGGAGATAAAAAATAGCGGTATGGATTATATAGTTTGGACAGGAGGTGAACCTATGTTACAAGAAGATGAAATTCATGATGTAATTTCCGAAACTTCTAAATACTGTCATCACCTAGAAACCAACGGTGATATACTTCCTGAATCACCAAGAGTATTCAGTTACATTTGTTTCTCACCAAAAGAATCAAGAGTGGCACAAAATATATTAAATTATGTAATGCAAGTTGATAATGCAGGTTGGGATTGGGATATAAAAATAGTAACAGACCTTCAAACAGTTGGATATGACCCAATCCTCTTAGACAAAGCAACAATACTAATGCCACTAACAACATTCAAAAAACAATTAGACGAAGATATAAAACAAACTGTATGGAACTATTGTATTAAACATAACATTAAATACTCTCCTCGAATACATGTAGATGTTTGGGGTAATAAAAAAAGAAAATGATATATGATAATTTAGAAGAATATGAACAAGAAGGAAAAAGAATGGACGTCGATGATAATTTTATAAATCAATATTCAAAGGAGGAAGATAAAAAATGATGATAGCAACAATATTACTAGTAGTTAATCTTGTATTTTTAGCTATTAATGGAGAGGGGTTTATGTCTTTTTGGCATTTCTTATGGATTTACCCTGTTGAGATAACAATATATATCATAATGGCTATAATTTGGACATTCATAGTGGCATTAACTAAAGGAATTTGGGAGAGTGTATAATGAAAAAGGAACATTTATCTTGGAAACAATTTGACGAAGGTTGTAAGGAATTAGCTAAACAAATTAAACAATCAAAATTTAAACCAGAAGTTATATTCACTATTCCAAGAGGTGGTTTACCTATTGCAACTAGATTAGGACATCTACTAAATGTTAAAAAAATAGCTACTGACAAGACTGATTTTCTTCAAGTAGGAAGAAAGATACCAAATATTTTATTTATAGACGATGTTAGTGATACTGGTGGAACTATTTTAAGAAATTTTATTTTTAGTATGAAAATAGCTACACTTCATTATAAACCGTGTAGTAGAGTTAAACCAGACTTCTACGTCTGGGAAACTGACAAATGGATAGTTTATCCTTGGGAGGAAAAATGAAGAGTTTAAATTGTCATAAATGTGGAATATTAGTAGATAATGTTGGAGATGATACTGAGAAAGTTAAGTGTAGTTATTGTACTATGAAAGAACTAGAAGAATTTGATGCTGATGAATATTACGAAAAGGAGGAAAAAGTAAAAATGCCAAACGGAGAAAAGAAACCTATGAAAAAATCAGGACTTACTCTTACATGTAGTGTTTGTGGTGTAAAAAAGAAAGCCGGAAGAAAGAGATATGAAAAATGGAAGAACACAAAATATGTTTGTAGAAAGTGTAGAAAGAAACAAAAGAAATAATTAAATGTTAAAGTTGAAAGAGAAACTACAATATCTTAAAAATGTAGTTGAAGTATTAGAGAAACTAACTATAGAGACAGATATTGTTTTTAAGGAAGAAGGCATATTTATAAGAGCCATACATCTCTCAAAACATTGTTATGTAATATTTGAGATAAATAAAAGTATGTTTGAGGAATATAATATTAAGAAAGAAATAACCTACACCCTCAACCTACAACTCCTCAATAAAATTATAAAGAAAGTAGGTAAAAAAGAATTATTCATAAAAGCCCAAGACGATAGATTATATATTAGTGGAGATAAAAACGATTTTCAATTAAACTATTTTGTAGGAAGTAAAGATGAAAGACCTAGACCAGATATACAAACTTCCTCAAAATGGAAAATAAAATCCACAGATTTCTTTAGTAACGTTTCCGAATTATTAGACTTCTCCGAAATATGTAAAATAGGCGGAAGTGAACTAACTCTACATATAAAATCAAAAATGGTTCAGGGTGATGTAAATTTAGAGGCAGAAAAAATAGAAAGTGATGGTTGTTGGTGTTGGTATGATTTAACTTATATAGATATGATAAAAGATATAAAAAATATTTTTGACGAAATAAGAATCGGATTTAGTCAAACACAACCAATAATAATAAGAGCTAAAAACGATGACATAGATTTTGAATTTATGTTAGCTTGTAGGGTAGAGGAGAATGACGAATGAAAATTTAAGAACAGCAATAAGAGAAATATTATATCAAATAGGCGAAGACATAGAAAGAGAAGGCATAAAAGCTACACCAACAAGAGTGACAAGACTTTATAACAACTTTTTTTATGGATACAAAAAAAAATTAGTTGTTATGGATGAAAAAGAAAGAAATACAAGACCTTTAATAGATATAATTCCAATAACAGTATTCAAAAATGAAACTCAAGGAATGGTCATTCGTAACACTAAATTCATATCTTTCTGTGAACATCATATAGTTCCATTCTCAGGAACTTGTTGGGTTGGAATTATACCAGATAAACATATGTTAGGTATGAATAAAATAGATAAAATTATAAAATATTTTGCGGCTAGACTCCAGGTTCAAGAAAGACTAACAGCACAAGTTGCTGATTGGATTATGGAGAATATTAAACCAAAGGGGGTTATAGTAGTAGTTAATGCAACTCATTTTTGTGCAGAATTACAAGGTGATAATGGTGATTTCACTACATCAGAAGTTAGAGGAATATTTTTAGACGATAATAATAAATGTAAAGAGGAATTTATGAATCTAATAAAATGAAAGCAATAGTAATTTTAAGTGGGGGTTTAGATAGTACTACTCTTTTGTATTGGGCTAAGGAGCAATACGAAGAAGTAGAAGCTCTTAGTTTTGACTATGGACAAAAACATAAAAAGGAACTTGAGTTTGCTAAATGGAATTGCTCACATCTCAATATTAAACATAAAATTATAAAATTAGATTTTAGTTGTTTTAATTCATCCTTACTAGACTCAGATAAAAAAATACCAGAAGGACACTATGAGGATGAAAGTATGAAATCAACTGTAGTACCTTTTAGAAATGGAATTATGCTCTCTTATGCTGTTGGTTATGCAGAAAATATTAAAGCCAATAGTGTACTTATTGGAAGTCATGCTGGAGATTATACTATTTATCCTGATTGTAGAGAATCATTTATAAAATCAATGTCAATGGCATCAGCAGAAGGAACATATAATTACGTAACAATATTAAGTCCTTTTAACAAATTAAAGAAATGGGAAATTATTAACATTGGAATAAAATTAAAAGTACCATATGGGATGACATGGACTTGCTATAAAGGTGGTAAAGAACCTTGTAATAAATGTGGAAGTTGTAAAGAGAGAATAGAAGCATTTAATATTTATAATAATAAAATTAAGGGAAATGAATAATGTTAGTTATATGTGGTACTCAAAGAACAGGAAGTAGTATGTTATCAAAATTCCTTAAAGAACAAGGTTATGATTTTGGTACAGAGTTCTGGCATTCGGAAATAAATGGTGGACTAGAGAGTCCTGATATTTGTAAAAGTTATCAACAACATTTAAATGATACTACATTCCCATTCATTGACTTTAATGCTAGTATAGGTGATAGACAATTTACACCATTAAGTGATTTAGAATTTGAAGTACAAAAATTTTCTTTCCTGTTAATGAGACCAGAATTTGTAACACATTGGTATACCCAAAGAGGTAATAGAGATAAACTTTTAATACTATCAAGAAATATGGAAGAGGTGGTAGAAAGTAAACGTAAAACATCTGAAAGACAACAAAGATTTTCTGGTGACCATAAATTATTACAACAAACTCCAAATGAATTAAAACAAAATTTCTACGATAGTTTACAAAGAGTACTAGAGTATGGTATAGATTATATATTATTAAGATTTCCTGACTTCCTAAAAGATTATGATAAATTATATGAAGTTTTAACATGGGGTAATCTAAATGTTCCTCATAACTCAAAAGCTTGGGAATCCCATGTAGACTATACAAAAATAACATGCAGCCCAAAATCCCAGAAATGAAGAGTAGATACATACCAGTACATAATGTTTGGTATGCCATTAATGATAATGTACATTGGTGGAAAGACGATTCACCATTCTATTATCCGAATGTACTTATAAATCTTCAAACAATAGAACCAGAAAAATTAAAACCATTGATGAGACCAGATACATTTTTACTTACAGATTCAGGAGGATTTCAAGTGATATCTGGACAATGTAAAATGGATTGGAAGGAATCACTATTAAAACAAATATCCCTAAATGCAACCAAAATATTTTCATTTGATACACCCCCAGTTAAACAGCAAAGAGGTAGTAAATTTACATACCATACTGATGAAAAGATTAAGGAAATAATTGAAAAGAATTTTGATATTGCTTTAATGCAAGCAAGATTCCTAAGAGACAATTATCCAGAGTATCATAAGAGATTTTGTTATATACTTCATGGTAAATCCAAAGACCAATTAGATTATAACTTAAAAATAATTGATGAGAAACTGGGTCTTGACAAGTATAGTAAAGCATTTCCTGGAGGAATAGTATACGCAGCAAAAACTGATGATATATTATATTTAGCTCTTTCTTCATCTCACGCAAAAAAATATTTTATTGATAAAGGATGTTATGTTCACTTCCTAGGTATTGGTAGTTTTAATAGAATGATAATATTAATAAGAAATAGTATAACCACATTCGACTCCTCTAACGCCTTAAATGGTGCTAGTAGATGGAATTGTTATAATCCTATATCCTCAGATAAAATTATATCCATAACAAAGGATTTTCATTTCACAAAATCATTCTGCTGTTGTCCTGTTTGTCAAAAAATAGACTATAATGAACTATTAAAACAAAATGAAGTATTAGTAGGAAGATGGTTTATTGCACATAATTTATGGAGTATGTTAAAAACAAATATATTTTTAGACTCATTAAGAAAAGACAAGTATACAGAAATAGTTAAAGAAACAATAAATCCCAATAAAAGAGTGATGGAAGCATTAAACTTTATTGACGATTGTGATAAAATGGGATTTGAAAAGACATGTGATAAGTATAGAATGAGTTTTAAAAAGGATGAAACTAAACAACAAGAGTTATTAATATGATAACAATAGAAAATATAGGTTCCAAAATATATATTTATGGTAGAGACAAACAAAGAGTACTACACGAAAATAAAGTTAATTTTAAGCCATACTTCTACTACGAACATTATGAAGGCAAACACAAATCAATATCAGGAGTAAGTCTAAAAAAAGTATTCACTAAGGACCCAAAACATGTTAAGAAAGTTAGAGATAACTACGAAAATCATCATGAAGCAGATATAGTTTATACAAATCGTTTTATAATAGATAATTTTGATAAGATAGAACAAGACGAAATTAGAATTTGCTATATAGATATAGAAATTGCAAAAACAGAAAAAGGTTATGAATCACCAGAAAAAGCCAACAATCCAATCATATGTATAGGATGTTATGATAGTTTTGATAAAAAATATTGGCAAGTTTGTTTAGGTAAAACTCACAATAATGAAAAAAGAATGTTAATGGCTTTTATAAACTATGTAAAAGAAAAAGACCCAGACATGTTTATTGCTTGGAATGGTGATGGTTTTGACTTTCCATTCATAATCAACCGATTACAAAATCTAGGAATAAACAATAATAAACTGGGGCGAATAGAACAAAAATGTTATGCAATAAAACATAGATTCAAAAATCACTACACAACAAAAGTTTTTGGAAGAATTTGTTTTGACCTTCTTCAAGGATACAAAAAGATTACTGCAGGACAAGGAAGGGAGAGTTGGAGTTTAGATTATATAAGTCAATATGAAAATGTAGGAGAAAAAGAAAAATACAAAGGTGAATTAGATGATTTATATAAAACAGATATTGAAAAATTTTTATTATATAATAAAAAAGATGTTGAATTAATGGTATTGTTAAATGAAAAATTAAGGATAGTTGATTTTTTTGATGAGTTAAGAAGACTTTGTTTTTGTAAGTTTGAGGATGTATTTATGAATTCAAAAATAGCAGATTGTCTATGTCTTCGTACAGTCAAAGGTAAATATATTCTTCCTTCAGTACAAAAAAATAAAAGATTAAAGTATGAAGGAGGATTTGTTCATGATAGTGAACCAAAGATTCATAAAAACATAGCTGTTATGGATATGAAAAGCCTATATCCAAGTATCATGATAGGATTTAATACCTCTTATGAAACATATTTACAAGAGAGAGAGGAAGGATGTTTAAATATAGACGATAAGTTTTATTACAAAAGAGAACCAGGACTAATCCCATCAATAGTTAAACCTCTTTTGGATGAAAGGAAAGAAGTAAAAGACAAAATGAAAGTATTAGATAAAAATAGTAGGGAGTATAAAACATTATGGATGACTCAATATGCTTTAAAGACAATAGCAAATAGTTTTTATGGTGTGTTAGGTTTTCCTTTATTTAGATTGTTTAAAGGTAAGGTTGCTGAAACAATAACTTATATGGCTAGGAAAATTATAAAAGAAGTACATAAGTGGTTTGAAGAAAAAGGATTAAAAATTGTTTATGGTGATACTGATAGTTGTTTTATAGAAATGGGAGAAAAGTCTATTAACGATTTCATATCTTTAAACAATGATATAAATAATTACTTCAAAACATATTTTAAAAAATTAGGTGTTGAGGATAAAAATAATATTTTTAAATTAGAATTTGAGAAAGTATATAAAACAGTTTTATTTAAGAGGAAAGCATGTGGTGAAGGTGCTAAAAAGAGATATGCAGGAAGGATAATTTGGGAAGATGGAGAGTATGTAGATAAGTTTTCAGTTGTCGGTTTTGAAAGTAAAAGAAGTGATAGTCCAAGAGTTGGAAGGGTATTTATAAGAGAAGTTTTAAAAATGTTGTGCTATGAAAAAAGTAAGGAAGAAATTGATAAATATATAGAAGATTTTAAATTAAAAATTAAAACAAAGTTTGAGGTTGAGGATTTTGCCTTACCAATATCTATAAGTAAAAATTTGGATAGTTATGGAAATACAATCCATGTAAGAGCCGCTAGAAATGCAAATAAACATCATAATGCGCAAATTCAACAAGGCGATAAGATTAAGTATGTGTTTATAAAAAATTCTTATGATAATGTAGTTGCATTCAAATCAGGAAGTTATATGTGGGATGGATATCAAATAGATTACGACAAGATGATTATGAGGATAGTTGATATGAAAGTGGGACCTTTGTATCAGAGTTTAGGATGGGATTATAAATATTTGATACTTCCAGGAAAAAAGAAAAAGAAGGAGGTTAGGTTTGAGGATACTCTTAAACAAATGGGTCTATGGTGAAAAGAAGATTAAGCAAAAGTCAGATTAATTTATATCTCCAATGTCCTTTTAAATGGAAAAAGATTTACATAGATGGTATTAAATCTAAACCTAGTAAGGCACAGGAAAGGGGAATAAAGATTCATGAAGAAATACAAAACTTCTACAAAAATATTCAGCTCATATCTAGAGAAAATACAAAAATTCCTGAAATAAAACCTAAAAAAGATATGAGTGTTATAACAAAGTTCTTAGATTTTGAAAATAAAAGGATTAAGATGTGTGTTGATGAAAAAGGTAACTTTGACCCAAAATACTTTAAACCAATATTTCAGGAGTTGGCAGTTGAGGATGATGACTTAAAATTGAGAGGATTTATAGATGCTGTTTATATGAATCCAAAAGATAATGGAATTATAATTATTGATTGGAAAACAGGAAGATATTATCCAGAAAAATTTGACGACTATAGATTTGAGTTAGCAATCTATAAGGAGTTATTTGACAGAGGATGTTTTTCTGAAAATAAAGTTAAATACTGGGGAATTTATTTTGTAGACCAAGACAAATTATTTTTTGAAGAAGTTAAAAACAAATACATAGATAGAACATTTAAGACTATAAAACAAGTTAGAAAAGATATGGAAATAAATCGTGAACCTAAGTTAAATTGTTATTGTAATACATGTCAGTTTAAGGATGATTGTCCTAGTTATAAAAATGTTATTCAATCGATTCCCTCGTGAAGTAGGACCACCTCGTAAGACAGTATATAATTTAAAGGAGTATTTGAATTATATTAACGTTCATAATGGTAAAAAGAAAGCTATATATTCATCAATATATTGGTTTAAAAAAATTAAAGAGAACTTCAAACCTGATTATGATAGTGCAGTAATAGATAAAATATATTTTGATTTTGATGATAAGAGTTGTGATGCTCATTTCAACATGATAAAATTGCATAGATTTTGTGAAGAGAAAAATTTAAAACATTCTGTAGTTATGTCAGGAAGAGGATATCATTTATATGTTCATTGTAAACAAGCAAGATTAAAATATAAAAGACATGCTATAAAACAAGCACAAAAATATTTTATAGATAAACTTAAATTGATTGTTGACCCACAAGTTATTGGTAATACTGCACAACTTGCCAGGATTCCTAATACATACCATCCAATAGCAGGAAGATTCTGTATTCCTTTAAATCAAGACCAGTTGGAAAGAGGAAATCACTATATTAGGAGATTAGCGAATAGACAAAATTTTGTTAAAAATATTTTTATTGGAAAAGAATTATTTAATATTAGTCAATTTGATAGTAAACCAAGATTAGATTTTAAATTTTGTGTAGATTTAGAAGTTAATAAAAATATGATTGAGGAAAGAGTAATAGAAAATTGTCCTGATTGTGTAAGGAGAATTATAAATACACCTGATGCTGGTTGGAAAGAGAGATACTTACTTATTTTATATCTTAGGGAAAGGGGATTTTTAATAGAGGAAGCGGCAGATACACTAAAGAGGTGTTTATCTGATAGGAAGTTTTATCATTGTATTAAAGAGGAAAAACAGCTACAATATATATACGATAGACATGATATTGTATTTCCGAAATGTGAAAAAATTATCCAAGATGGATTATGTGTAGGGAAGTGCCAGTTTTACGGAAAGGATATATATAAATGAAAATTAGACCATATAATAACTTAACCTTGAAAAAACTGAGGAAGAGAATAAAAACAATGTCTAGTGAACAAAAGTTAAAACTACAGAAAGGATTAGAAAGAAGATTGAAAAGTATAAATAGAGTTATTGCATTTAATATTAATTATGCTAATGGACATAACCCATTTACAAAATTACAAGAAGACAAAGAAAGAATTATGGATATGTTGATATTGCTCAAAAGTAATGGAAAACAAAAGATTTATAAAGTCTTATAATTATATAATTTAATAAAAAGAGTGCTTATGGTTACAGATGAGAGGGTATTTAATTTTAGAAGAAGTCCGTCATTATTTAGGAAATTAAGGAAATTAGTGACTAATAATAAAACTGGTGATGTTTATGGAATGACAATTCCTAAAGAAATTGCTTTTGAATATCACAATTGTTTTTTTAGTATAAGGACAAGTGGTACTTCTATAATTTTAGAAAGTGGATGTGGACATATTAAGAAGGAGGAACCTATAAAAGTTATTGTATAATGGCAAAAATTATGTGGTTGTCAGATAGCCCGTTTACTTGTACTGGATTTGCAACAATTTCTAGTAATATATTAAATGGTTTGACAGATTTAGGACATGAATGTTATTATCAAGGTCATAACTACGTTGGACAAAATATACCTTATGTTAAGTTTGAGGATGGAAGAGAACTAAAATTTACCACTATGGGCACAGGAAAAGAACCTTACTCAAAGGATTTACTAGTTCCAAGGATAAGAGAATTAAAACCAGATTTCTTTGGAGTGTTATTAGATACATTTATGTTATATCCTTGGTACATGCAATTAGATTATGCTCCTGCAAAAACTATTTTTTACTATCCTTCAGATGGTGAAGGGGGTTTACCATTAAGATGTGATGGTATTTTAAGAAAATGTAACGTACCAGTAGCTATGAGTAAATTTGCACAAAAACAAGCACATGATTTATATAATATTAATTCACATTATATTCCACATGCTATTGATACTTCAGTATACAAACCATTAACAAATTCTCAAAGATTATTAATAAAACAAAAATGGAATTTACACGATAAGTTTGTAGTAGGAAGTGTTTATAGAAATCAAGGAAGAAAAATGCCGGATAGAATGTTTAAAGCTTTTGCTAAGTTTGCTAAAAATCATCAAGACGTAGTTTTATTTTGTCACTCTGACCCATATGATGGAGCCGCTGTTTTTGATAGCATGGAGCTAGTAAAAAGATTGGGCATACAAAATAGAGTAATATGGAGTGGTATGAGTTTTTATAAGGGGTTTAATTATGAGGATATGAATGAAATATATAATCTTATGGATGTATTTTTCTTGTCTACATCAGGCGAAGGATTTGGTGTACCAACTATAGAGGCTGCTGGTGCTGGTATTCCTTCTGTAGTTACTGATTTCACTACAACTCAAGAACTACTGATGGACGATGGACAATGTGGTATTCCTGTTCCTATCGTGACAGATTTAACAGGAAGTTGGAATGTGGAGAGAGGTGTTATGGATATAGACAAAGCAGCAGAAGCTCTAGAAGTATTATATAATGATAAAAGATTAAGACAAACATTAGGAAGAAGGGGTGTTGAAAAGGTTAAGAAAAATTATACATGGAATACTGTTATAAAACAATGGGATGGGTTGATTAAAAAATGTCAGATGTAATGTTAATAAATCCAAGTAGTAGAGATATACTAACTAATGCAGGTGATAGACCTCCAATAGGTTTATTGTCAATAGCTAGTAGTTTAAAAGAAGCTGGTATTAAAGTAAGAGTAAGAGATATGGACCATTGTAGTATGGAAAGATTAGTATATGAATTAGATAATAAAACACCTGAATATGTTGGTGTGAGTGTTTATACATCACCTGTTTATCCAGAAGCAGTAAGACTTGGTCAAATGTGTGCTAGTAGAGGTATTAGAACTATAGCTGGAGGATATCATGCAACAGCTATGCCACAAACATTATCTCCTTATTTTAATACTGTTGTAGTAGGTGAAGGTGAAGAAATTACCCCTGTAATGATTAAACATGGTCTACCAAATAAAGTAGTCACACCAAATCCTACTAATTTGAGAAGGATGGCAATACCAGGAAGAGAATTTGTTAACATGGCTGATTATACATTTAGACAAGATGGAAGAAAAGCTAGTACATCTATAACTAGTAGAGGATGTGCCAATGGATGTATATTTTGTGGTAATATGAATAGAAGAGTTAGATATCACACTGATGACTATGTTACAAGAGATATTAGACAATTAAAAGAATATGGTTTTAGAGATATTTACTTTTTGGATGATGCATTTACTACTAATAGACGAAGAACATTAGGACTACTAGATAAAATAGGAGATGAAGATATAAGATTTAGATTAACTACAAGAGCAAATATGTTAGATGATGATTTAGTAAGAAATTTATCACAAGCTGGATGTTCCTGGGTTAGTTTAGGTATTGAGAGTGGTGTAGACGAAAGGTTAGATGATGTTAGTAAAAGAATGACAACACAAGACAATTTAAATGCTGTTAGGACTCTTACAAAATATAGAATAAAATCAAAGGGATTCTTTATGTTTGGACTCCCAAATGAAACACTCGCTGATGCTACTCGTACCATAAATTTTGCATTAGGATTAAAACAAGAAGGCTTAACGAGTGCAGATTTTTATATCATGACACCTTTCCCAGGAACACCTATTTGGAGACAACCACAGGAATTCGGGATTGAAATATTAGATAGAGACTATACTAAATATTTGGAAGCAGGAAAAAAACCACCAAAAGCATTTCATAGAACCAATGGTATGTCAGCACAACAAATTGAAGATGTTAGAAACATTGCGGAGGAACAATGGAAAAACTCGTAGTCGTTATTATGGGACAAAATTGTGAAAAATTTATTGGTATGTCTTTAGAATCAGTTAAAGATGCTGATGACATAGTTTATTGTGATGGTGGAAGTACTGATGATACTAATGTTATAGTTTCAAATTTTGAACAAAATGTACAACCGATATTTCAAAATTATAATCAAGAAGACTTAGGAATGAATGGTAAACAAAGAAACTTTTATTTAGACTATATTAAAGAGAATTATTTGGGTTGGTGGTGTTTAGTTCTTGATGCAGACGAAGTTATTGATAAATTAGACGATATAAGAACGTTCATAAATAATGTACCAAAAAATCAACACAAAATATTATGGAGTGTAAGAATGAGACATTTTATTGGTGACTTAGGACATGAAGATTCAACACATGATATACATTTTGTCCCACATAGATTATTCAAAGTTACAGAGGATTTATTTTATCCAGAAGTTGAACATCCAATACTACAATCAACTGAAAGTAATAAATTATCTGGACAAATACAGTCAGGTACAATATGGCATTTATCTTATATATCAAATGTTTTTAATATAAATAAAAAATATAAAAATCATACAAAAAAATCAAATATGCATACTAAAGATTATTTAAGGAACTGGTACTTTGGTCATATTTTTGGTATGTATCCTAAAAAACAATTTAATATTTTGGAGATTCCTGATGTTATTTTGAATAATTTTGGAATTGATAGGGACGAAATATATTTCATGAATAGGAAAAGTATAGAAACAAAACATTTTTTAATGGTAAACGAATGGTATAAAAAGTTTAAACCAAAATCTGTTTTGGATTTGGGTTGTGGTGTGGGACATTATGGATATGTATTTCAAGAATTTTTTGGATGTACGTATTTAGGTATTGATAAAAGTGAGTGGGCAACTAAAAATAGTCCATATGATATAAATATAGAAGTTAGTGACATAACAAAATTTAATAATAAAACAATACATAATGATACATGGGATTTAATTTTATGTATAGATATATTGGAACACGTTGATGAGGACAAATTAGATAATGTTTTAAAATCCATTTATAATAAAGCTAATAGTTTTATTTTCTCCATACCTTTTGAAGGTAATCCTAATTTACATGCAGACCCTACACATAAAATTAAAAGAAGTAAAGATTGGTGGTTAAGTAAATTAACAAAATATTTTAAAATTACAGATAGCCCTAGTAATTGGATGTACAACAATCAAATATTAATAGGTGAATCAAAATGAAAATAGGAATAGGATTAGTAGTCAAAGGAGGAAAACAATTTATAGATGAATGGTTAAGTAACTTAGAGATATTACCTGTAAATGACGTATTTGTTGTGGATAATGGAGCAGATGAAGAAGTAAGACAAAAATTGATTAATCATAAGTATACTAAAAGGTATCTTGTACAAAACCTTCCTAGAAATCAAAGTAGAGATTATCAAAAAATATTACAAATGGCAAGGGAGGAAAATTGTCAATGGATATGGAATTTAGATATAGATGAACATGTACCAGAAATAAATAAGAACGAATTTTTAAGTATCCTATTAAATTGGAGGGACGAAAGTATTGGTTGTCCATTATTTGAAATGAGAGGAGATAAAAATCACTATGTAATGGTAAAAGACATGGATGGAAATTTAAAACATGCTAGATTAGTCCATAAAATATATAAAGTACTTTCACATTTTAAATTTAATGAAATGGATATTCATGGGTCGTCCATACCTCATAATTGTAAATCAGGAGACATATATTTTGTACCAATACATCATTACGGTCATATGACAAAAAAATTGAGACAAGAAAAAAGAAAATTGTATAAAACATTAGGCTTTAAAGATTTAGCAGAACAAGAAACAACATGGTTAGAGGAAGATGAGAGTAAAATAGTAATAAAAAAATGGGAGGGAATGAATGGATTTGGATAAAAATAAAATAGATAAGATGGTAGTATACATTAGGGGTGGACTTGGTGATGTTTGGCCTGCAATTTGTGCTACTAAGAAAATACAGGAGGAATACAAAATTTCAAAATTCAATACTATAGTGTTTACTGATAGTGTATATTATTTTAGGAATTATCCTCATACAATAGAGAGGATGTCATTAGATATGATAAGAAAATTAACTCCAAATGTCATAGAAATATCACCATCACTTAATAGAGACTTTTGGTTAGATAAAAATGGAGAAATATTTGACGATACAACAGAAGAGTTGAGTCAGGAAGAAGCAAATAAATTTTTAGATGAATTTATGTTTTGGAGGCCCCCACTACTAAGAAAATTTGTAGGACAAAATGTAGACGAAAAAACATTATTCATAGATGCTCTATGTACTGAATGTATATTAATGTGGGACTGGGATAAAAATAAGTATGTAAGAGTTAGTAATGATAGAAATACTTTTGTATTTAAACCTACTAGAATAATAAGAGAGTTCATAGATGACATATTAAAAACTAATAAAAAACATGTATTAATACATGTGAGGAAGAAAGAAGAAGGAGATGCACATAAAGAAGGTGATAATTTCTTTAATGACATAATAGAATTTTGTAATTCCAATGACATAAAACCTATATTAATGGGGGTTGATGATGGAAGTTACAAAGGAAAATTTATCAATTTAATGGGGGACAATATTTTATACTTTGAGGAAATGGCTTACTTAATAGATAAATGTAAAGTTATGTTAGGTAATGATAGTGGTTTTACATCTATAAAATTATACCAGCAACAAAAGGATAAGTTAACTATTTGTAATCATCCAAGGTGGGAAAGAACATGGTTTTTTAATGCTATTACAAAAGACAAATCACTATGGAGATTGTATAATGCAAAAGAAAATAACTTGGAAAAAATAAAGAAAGACATATTAAATTATTATAATAAAAATGGAAATACAAGTTAATGATAACAAAGTAAAGGAAGCTAAATTACTTTCGATATGCTGTACTAGAAAAAGACCTCATAAAGTAGTAGAGTTATTAGAATCATTTGACAAGACAAAATCGGATGGAACAGAAATTATTTTCTATGTTTGGACTGGCGACCCATATTTAAAAGAGTATAAAAAAGTGTTAAAAGGAAGAAATGTCATTTATGGAGATGATAAGTTTTTTATGGTAGACGCTTTAAATTATATATCAACAAATGTATATCCTAATATACCTTATTATCAAAATATAAACGATGACCATTATTATTTAATTAAGGGTTGGGACAAGTTAATGTTGGACCCATTAGACAAAAATAATGGTTGGGGAATATCTTATTGTAAAGGGATTGATGGTAGAAGCTATCCTAATGCAGAAGTGGTATCCGGAAAAATTGTTCGTACATTAGGTTATTATGTATATCCAAGACTAAGACAGTATAGTTTAGAACCTTATTTTATAGCTGTGGGAGAAGGTATTGGATTATTTTTTTACATTGAAGGTAATGTTATAGACCATAGGTCAGTTAATTGGGGTTATTTTGATAGTGATGAAAATCATAAATTCATTTATAGTGATGAAGAAGTAAAACATGGTCAAATGTCAACTATAATTTATGAACAAACACAAAAGAATATAGATATTAATAAAATTAAAGAGGCTATGAAACATGACAATTAAAACATCTAAAAACTATTGGAAGAGTAGAGCGGAAAATTATGATGATAAACAAAGAACAAAGAATAAATCAGTTTTAAAATCAATTCTGAGTATTGGAAAATTTAATAAAAATGACATTGTTTTGGATGTAGGTTCTGGTACAGGAATAATATCGAATCTTGTAGCCAACAAAGTGAAACAAGTTGTAGGTATTGATAAATCTAGTGATATGATTTTTAAATGTAAACCAATGAATAATATTTTATATATAAATAATGATATACTTAATGACATATTTATTGAAAATAGTTTTGATAAAATTACATGTAGATATGTTTTCCATTACATTGTATCAAAACAACAAAAGGCAATGGATATATGCTATAAAACACTTAAGAAAGGTGGTACAATAATTATAGTTGAAGGAGTCCCACCTTCAAAAAGAGTAAAATCAGATTTTAAAAATATCTTTAAAAATAAATTGGATAGAGTTGTTTGTTACGATGATGATTTAGTAAAACTTATGAAAAGAAGTGGATTTAAAAATATAAAAGTTAAAAATATAACTATAAAAAAATTTAGTATAAAGAAATGGTTAAAAAATCATGTTTTGTCACAAAAAGAAAAAGACAGAATTTATAATTTACATGTCAATGCAAAAGATTATTTCAAGAAAGACTACAATATGGTTGTTACAGATAACGATTGCTTTATAGATTTAAAAATTAGTATTATAACAGGCAAAAAATGAAACCAAAACTAAAACCACAAGTAGAAAATTTGGATTATACATCCTTATTTGAGTTTAAGGAAATTTGTGACAAATTAGATATAGAATTCTTTTTAGTATTTGGTACATGTTTAACAATTTATAGGGATGGTAACACAGAAAAATTTGGGGATAATGGTAAGATAATAGATTTAGATATAGGTGTAAAAACGAGTAGAGACAATTTAATAAAATTATTTGATGCTTTAATGAAAAATGGATTTAAAGCTGGACCATATTTTAAAAATCCAGGATGGGAACTTAACCATCATTTTTATAAGTATGGTATTCTATTAGATGTTTGGTTCCAATTTACAGAGGATATTGAACCATTCATAAAAGAATTTGATGTAGTAGAATTTAAAGGTAAAGAATTTAAAGTTCCTAAACCAGTTGAAAAATACTTGGAATTAGAGTATGGGAGAAAATGGAAAATACCTTGTAATGAATATGCTAGGCCAATTAAACCATGGAGAGCGGAAAAAATGGGATGGGTTAGTTCTGTAGATTATTTAAGTTTAGAGGAATGGTTAAAATTTTGTGACACTAAAGGGAGGTTTACAGGTTTATATAATGAAAAGATTAATGGATAGTACTAAGATACTTTGGCATATGGATAGAGTTATAGATTACTATGATAAAGGAAAAAAGGTTGCACCATTATTGATTAATATTGGTGCCACTAAAATGTGTAATGCTAATTGTATTTATTGTTATGGAACATTTCAAGGTAAAGACCAACGTTCAAGTATAGATAGAAAACCGCTATTAAAATTATTTAAAGATGCTCCTAAGCTAGGTGTAAAGGCAATAGAAATTATAGGCGATGGTGAACCAACATTAAATCCACATATTTACGATGCAATGAATTTAGGAAAAAAAGGTGGATTGGATATGGCCTTTTCAACTAATGGAGTACTATTAAATACAGATGAAAAAATAGATTGCGTATTGAGAAATTGTACTTGGATGAGATTTAATTTGTCAGCAGGAACTAGTGAGGGTTATAGAAAAATACACAGAATACCTGCGTTTGATATAGTAGTTAAAAATATAAGAAGAGCAGTAGAAATCAAGAGGAAAAAAGGATATACTTGTGATATAGGATTACAAGCAGTTTATGTTCCGGGATTAATGGACAAAGAAATGATTGAAGAAAGTAAGTTGGCAATTAATTTAGGTGTAGATTATTTTCTAATAAAGCAATGTAGTTTACCTGATGATAATAGCGTTTGTGATGTATCTTTTGATGTTAATGACTATGAAAAACCAGAAATAATTGAAGTACTAAAAAAGTGTGAATCAATGTCAACTAATGATACGTCAATAGTAGTAAAATGGGAATTTATGAAAATAGGTAAACGTAGACCATATGATAGATGTGTAGATGTACCATTATTATTTCAAGTTAGTGGTAATGGTAAATGTTACCCATGTGGTTATTTATTTGGAAATGAAGAATTTTGTTATGGAGATTTGAACGAACAAAGTTTAGGTGAAATATTAAAAAGTGATAGATATTGGAAAATTGTTGATAGAATGATTAATAATTTTAATGTACATAAAGAATGTGCTGGTTGTTGTAGACATGATAAAATAAACGAATTTATATGGGATTATATACATAAACCTAGTGGAGTTAATTTTATATGAAACTATCAATGAAAGGAGGACAAAATGCTAAATAAAAATTTAAGAAGGAGAATTATTACTGAAGGATTTAAAAGAAAACATGGGCATTATGGAAGTAGTATGTCTTGTGTAGATATAGTTAAATATTTATATGATAATGTTAAGAAGGAGGACGACATTTTTATAATGAGTAAAGGTCATGGTGCACCTGCATTACATGTAGTTTTAGAAACTAAGGGAATAAAACCACCATGGACAATTCATATTGAGTACAATGAGAAACAAGGAATAATGGCTACTGGTGGTTCTTTAGGTCATGGATTATCTATAGCTTTAGGAAGAGCATATGCAAGAAAATATTTAAAAAAGGACAATACTAAAGTTTATTGTTTAATTGGCGATGGTGAATTGCAAGAGGGAATGATTTGGGAATGTCTTAATATAGCAAATAAGTTTAATATAGATAATTTGATAATTTTGGTGGATTGGAACAAGTATCAAGCGATAGACTCTATTAAAAAAATAATGAATGAAGACTATAAAACAATGAAAAAAAAGTTTGAAGCATTTGGATATAATGTAACTAGAGCTAATGGACATACAATAAAAGGACTTTCAAAAATGAAAAAATTAAAAAAAGGTTTAAATGTAGTTATTTTTGATACTATTAAAGGTTATGGTATTCCATTCCTACATAAAAATCCTACATATCATGTAATTTACTTACATGAAAGACCAGAAGTAATGGAGGAGGCATTAAAATATTTAAAATGAGATATTCGTTTGGAAAATTAATGGTTGAATTGATTAAAAAAAATCCTAGGATTTATGTCTTATGTGCAGATATAGGTTTTGGCGTTTTTAATACGTTAAAAGAAGAAACACCAGACCATTTAATAAATACTGGTATTGCGGAACAAGCGACAATTGGTATGGCTGCTGGTATGGCTCAAGAAGGATTTATACCAATAGTTTATACAATTACACCATTTCTTTTAGAAAGACCCTATGAATCTATTAAATTAAACATTATGCAACAAAAACAAAATGTTAAATTAGTTAGTTATGGTGATTATCCAGATTTAGGACCAACACATGTAACTAGTAATTTAGATTTACTATGTAAGGCACTCAAAATTGAATTACTAAAACCAGAGTCAATTAAAGAAACTTTACGAATGACAAGGAATATGTTTAAACATAAAAGACCAGTATTTATGTACTTAAAGAAAGCTCCCAAAAATGAAATCCAAAAAATACGTTGAATGGTTCTATCAAAAGTATCCACATCCAAAAGATGAATGGACTAGTAAAAAACCTGAACATATAGTTTTAATAGAACTTATAAACAAATATAAATTAAAGTCTGTTTTTGAAATAGGAACTTGGCTAGGTTATGCTACATTGTTAATGTGGTTACATCCTAATATAACTAATATAAAAAGTATAGACAAAGATACCAATGATTTTAATGAAGATAAAACTACAGGTGTCTATTGTAGGAAAACCAATGCTAAAATAAAGATATGTAATAGTAGGAATTACATTATACAAGATAATGAGAATTACGATTTAGTATTTATTGATGGTGAACACTTTTATGATGATGTTAAAGGTGATACTGAGTTTGCATTTAAATTAAATCCAAAAGTTATAGTATGGCATGATTATATTGATAGTCCATATGTAAAGAAATATATTAATGAATTAATTGAAAGGGGTAAGGAAATTTACACTGTAAAGAATGTAAATATAGCTTATATGATTTTAAAATGAGTAATATTGTAGTAGTTGGAGATATAATTTTGGATACACAAGTTAATGGTCCGTATACTAAAATTGGTAATGAGGAAGTGCCTGTTATTGGAATAGAAGAAACAGTAAATCAATTAGGTGCTTCTGCTAATGTAGCAAATAATATAAAAACACTCGGAGGGGATGTATGTTTATTTGGTACAATTGGTAATGATAATGCTGGTGATATCGTAAGACAATTACTTGACAGTAATAGAGTTCCTGCATTTTTATATGAAAGACCAAAAACAACACATAAGACTAGAGTAAATGGTATATTAAGACTAGACGATGAAGTTATACACAAAAACGAATATATAGATAACATGTTAAGTGATATTAGAGAATTAGCACCAAAATTTATTGTAGTTTCGGACTATGCTAAAGGAGATATAACACAAAGATTTTTTGAAGGGCTTTTAAAGTTAGATGTACCACTTATTGTTGACCCAAAAAAATTAGATTATACTGGTTCCTATATTTTAACGCCAACAATAAAAGAAGCAATTAATTTAACAGGTGAAAGTGAATTAGAAAAGATAGCACAATCACTATTATTAATGTCTGAAAATGTGATAGTTACTCAAGGTAGGAATGGTATGACATTATTTAGACGTAACTATTCTAAGCATTTCCCGACAAATGCAATAGAAGTTTATGATGTCTTAGGAGCAGGAGATATGGTTGTTAGTGTATTAACTCTTATGTTAAGTAAAGGATATAGTTTGGATGAGTCTATACCTTACGCAAATAAAGCTGCTGGAATAGTTTGTGCACATAGAGGTCAGTATCAAGTTAGTGGGGAGGAACTAGGACCATGAAGAGTGTATTTACTTGTGGATGTTTTGATATAATACATCCTGGACATATTCAATATTTAAAGGAAGCAAAAAAATTAGGATATCTCATAGTAAGCATAACATCTGATAAACAATTTATAAGAGAAAAAAAGAGGAAACCTGTATTCACACAACAACAAAGAAAAGAAATTATAGAGAGTATAAGTTATGTAGATAAAGTCATAATTTCGGAAAACCATCTAAAAAAAATAATAGAATTAAAACCAGATATCTATGTCAAAGGAGGAGATTATAATATGAACACTATAAATCAACAAGAAAAAAAATACGTAGAGAGTTATGGAGGAAAAATAATGATAATACCACTTAAATATAAAATACATGCATCAGATTTAAAATGAATTACGCAATAACAGGAAATAAGGGTTTAATAGGTACATTCCTAAAAGAAAGACTAGACAAAGAAGGTCATAAATGTGTAATGGCAATAGATAAAAGGGAAGGTTTTGATATATCCGATTTAATGTTTAAGGAGTATAAAATAAAGGACAAAATAGATGTATTTTTTCATTTTGCAGCACAATGTAAAATTAATGAGGCAATTAGTAATCCTTTTTTACCTCATAAAAATAATGTTGATGGTATACTAGCTGTACTAGAATTTTGTAAAAGAAACAAAATACCAAAAATAATTGTTGCATCAACATCAAGAGTTCTCAGTAAAGAAAGGAATCCATATGTAGCTAGTAAGATATATACTGAGGAACTAACAAAAGCTTATGCTAATTGTTATGGATTAAAATATATTATTATTAGACCATCAACAGTTTACGGTCCTATGTTTGATGAAACATCTAGATTAATAAATAACTGGTTATGTGCTTCATTCAAAAATGAGGACATAAGATTGTACGGTGATGATGAAAAAACACTTGATTTCACATACATTGACGATTTTGTAGATGGAGTAATATTAAGTATGAAAGGAGAATGGAATAAAATTTATAACATTAGTGGTGATGAAGAAGTAAAACTTATAGCGTTAGCTAATTACATCATACAAAAGACAAAATCAAAATCAAAAATAAAAGTATTACCAGAAGAAAAGGCACAACCACAGAATGTAAATGTAGATATAACAGATATACAAAATAAAGGGTTTAAACCAAAAGTTAGTATAATTGATGGTATAGATATAATGGTAGATTTTTATAAAAAAAATACATCTGCTTGGAAAAAGTATATAGATAAAGGGAGACAATTTTATAATGGATAATAGAATAACAATACATATTGCAACACGTGATAGATGGACAGAACTATGTCTACTATTACAAAGTTTAAGAACACAAACATACCAAAATTTTGATATAATAATAATTGACGATGCTAGTGGGGGTTTAATAATACAATGTCAACCTCTTATGTCATTAGTAAATAGATTAAAGTTAGAAAATCATATAGTTAAAATAGTTAGAATTGACCAAAGCTTTGGATGTTGTTATGCTAGAAACAAATGTATTGAGGATGACGATTTCGATAATCCATTAACATTAAGATTAGATGATGACGTAATTTTGGAACCAACATATATAGAGAAATTACTAGAAGGAATAAATAAAGGTTATGATATGATTACAGGACTTATACCTATATTATCCAATCCTAGAATTATAAGACAAATAAAAAGACTAGGTCCAGTAATGAATTTACATGAATTTGATAAGGATGGAAATATAATAAAACAAAATGACGAATGTGGATATTGTTATAATGAATCAAAATTAATACCTACACATCAATTTAGAACAAATTGTCTATATAAATCTAAAATAAATAAGGAAATCAAATATCCTGATAATCTAACTACTGTTGCATTTAGAGAGGAAGGATTTTTTTCACTAAGTGCAATTCTCAAAGGATATAAATTAGCAGTACATACTGGGGCAATAGCATATCATCTCCAAACACCTAGTGGTGGGAATAGAAGACCAGATTACTCACAATGTGTACAAATTGATAATGAAACATTTTTGAAGTGGTGTAAAAAAAGATTTAAAGAAACTGGAGATTTTTTAAAAAAATATAATAAGGAGGTACTAAAATGACAAATAAAACATGTCCAGGGTCTAAAATAAGAAGTAAAGGTAGTGGAAAAGGAAAAGGATATGGAAAAGGAAAAGGACCTATTGGACAACCTAAAAAAAGATAATGAAAATAAATATAGTAGGAAACATTTTCGGAACAACTGGCTATGCTAGTCATACTAGACAATTTACTAATGCTCTGTATAAATACAATGATAATATAAAGTTAGAATCACAACTACCTTCTGATTGGATGAGACAAGTTAATGATGCAGAGTTAAATATGATACAAAAAGGTTATAGGAAGCCAGATGTAACAATAGGAATATTAACACCACCTTTTTGGAAGTTAGCTTATAATTCTTATAACTCAAAACATTTTGTTGGATTTTTAGTTTGGGAAGGAACAAGAATTCCTGAATATTGGATACCTTATTTGGCGGATAAAAAAGTTAGTCAGATATGGGTTCCTAGTAAACATACAAGAATGGCTATATATACTACAATGAATGATTGTTTAAATGATAAAACCAAATATTCTAAGGAGTATTGTGATTTAATTTACTCTATAAGAGGAAAAATAAAAATTGTACCACATGGCGTAGACTTATCAAAATTTTATTCATTAAATAAAGATACTAATTTTGACAAAAGACAATCTGTATTTCTAGATAAAAAATCTCCTAAAAATAATGAAACTTTTAAATTTATATGTGTTAAAGGTTGGAGAGGTGGATATGATGATAGAGGAGGTGTTGGATATGTTCTAAAAGCATTTAAGGAGGAATTTAATGAAGGTGAAAATGTAGAACTAATTTTAAAGACAAATCCTGCATACTTACATCCTAATAATATTCTTACTGAAATGAATAAATTACAATTACCTAATACATTATCAAAAGTGACTATTTTAGCACAAGACATGGATACTAATAATTTATGTAATTTATATAACTCTACAAATGTTTATGTATGTGCACAATTAGCTGATGCTTTTAATATCCCTGGATTAGAGGCTATGGCTTGTGGTTTACCAACTATACAAACAAACTTTGGCGGACAAGTAGATTATATGAATGAAGGAAATAGTTGGAAAATACCATATACATTAAAACCTGTTACATCAGATACTCTTTACGAAGAATGTGAGTGGGCAACTCCTAATGTAGAAGAATTAAAAAAGATTATGAGGTATTGTTTTGAACATAGAAATGAAGTAAAATTAAAAGGTATACAATCTTTAACAGATGTTAAAGATTGGACTTGGAACAATACTGCTAAAAAAGCTCTAGAAATATTAAAAAAAATAAAATAAAAATTTCTCTATTTCTTACTATTCAACAATGGTAAATCTCTAATACCAAAAACACCCAACACAACACCAATTTCTGTTAATAGTGTTAGAATTCCAGGATTTAGGTCTAAACTGCCATTAACAATTTTTCCTGCTGTTCCCAAAACTACACCTACACCAACTAACAAAGCACCCCATTTGGTCTTACTCATATACCATGGTTTATTTTTTGTAACCATTTTTACCTCCATTATATTTAACTATTCTATACCCAAAAAATTAAAAAAATAAAAAATTAACTAAATCTATTCATAGACTTTTACTACTTCTAGTTCATAGTCATCTACTTCAGCATCCTCATAGTTATCATCCTCATCTAAATCAACTACTTCAAATTCAGCTTTTAACCTTGCTCTTGCTGTTTCCTCTTCATCTCCATCTAAAACATAGTATACTTTTAACTCTAATGTTACAGTACCGTCAGTACCCACAACATCAACTTCACTATCCTTAACTACTATTCTATCTATGTCATGATAATCCTCAACATCTTCTCCTTCATGTACTAATTTCCTAGCAACTTCTCTCTTAAAATCTTTTGTATTTAATTCATCAAGAGCCAAATCCTCAGCTATGGACTCTTCCTTATCTACTTTAAAGATTTCATCATAAATATCGTCGACTTTTTGATTATCAGTTATAGGAACATTTACTAAATTAGCTATTTCTTCTGCTGTAGGAAAATCACATGTAGGTTGATTTTGTGTCAATTCGTCTACAACTACTGCTCTAACATCTTCCTTAGTTAAACCATTTGTACTAACAAAAGGTAATGAAACAACTAAAAGAGATAGAACTCCTAACAAAGTTATCCATGATAGTAATTTAAAGGTATTAGTATTTACAAAACTTTTTTCCATCTTCATTTACCTCCTTTCAAAAATATTTAAAAGTACTTTCAAGTATTTCATAATATTATAAAATATCTATAGTATTTAAATTTTATGGTTACCATATTTTTAAACTTTTAATCTTATACTACTCATAGATACTTCCTTTATTACTATAGAACCAAGTGTGGGTTGAATTTGTAGTTCATATGTATGTCCACCTGCGCCAGGAGTATCAATCCAGTTAATTGAAGCTGAACCCTTTGGTGTTGCTTGAGCCATTGAACCTATAACTACATTATGTGTAACACTATTAGCATCTTCATTATCTCTTGTTAGTCTATAATCAAATCCATTTTTTCCTGCAACACCTGCACCGGATGTATAATATGTCAGGTCACATACACTAAAGACAGATTCTGTACCACTAACTACTAAATAAGTGCTACCATTACTATAGTCTATAAAGTCACTTACTGTAAATAATTGTAGTGTTGTTGATTCAAATGAATCACTATTAATATCTGTTTCAACAACATTACCGCCAGAAGCATATATGACTATATTAACTCCACTAATATTACTAGTAATATTACTACCCACAAAAGTCGATGTTGTACCACTAATAGTAACATCTCCAAAATAATGACTTGATGTACCACTAATCATACTTCCTGTAACTAAATTATCACTACTAGTAATAGAGTTTAATCTATCTACAATAGGATTCAATCCACTTACACCACTAGCACTGCCTGATATAGTACCAGCAGTTAATTGTGCACCACTTGCATATTGACTAAATAAATTTGCCATATCTTATCCTCCTTTCATTATTTATATATAAAATTTAAATGTTTGTTGAACTTGTAATTCCTCTTCACCAGTAAATACTAAACTCCCTGTAAGCACTTCTCTATTCAACATCTGACTACCAATAGTCATCATACCATGTTCCTTCAATACTAATCCACTAGTTTCTATTGGTGAAAAATCTGACACAAATGTAATTTGTTCAGATGTAGTTAAGTCTGCAGATGAGTAACTATTTCTATCCCATTCACTACCTAATACAGTATTTCCACTAGCAAAAGTTAGTCCACTTATACCTATGGCACATGCTGTAGGTAATGAACTACCTGCCATATTAGCAGCAATTACACTTAAACCAGCTGTTGTTATTCCCATTTTTCCTCCTTATCCAGTTGTAACAGTACTCCCAGCTCTCATATCTCCTAAAAGAGAACTTGTACTATTTAATATATTATGATTTGGAACATGAAAATAGAAAGCAGAACCAATACTCCTTTTAATGGCTGTGTATGTTCCACTTACACCAACACTACCTAAAGTTAAATCAGTTTGTACTATTCCTACATCTAAATCACCAATTTCAATACTCTTTAATCTAGTAATTTGTTCCTTTAATGTATCTGTGAGTGTTTTTATTCTTTTATTTAGAGTTAATGTTAATACCTCATCATTTAAAGTATTGTATTTATTAAAAGAATATTTAGCACTAATTATTGTGTATGTTTGTGAACTAATACCTTGAAACGGAATATTAACAACACAAGTTTGACCAGGAGTGACATCTAAAACACCTCTAACAACTATATTTCCTTGAATTTTTGGGTCTTTATGTTCATCCAAATAAGTTTGTGCTCTATTATTAGCTTCTTCTGGAGATTTAACTGACTTATCTATAATTACTTTCTTTTTCAAACCATACGAGGCTTGACTATCAAAGTCAGCCTTTATTTTTATTATTGGAACACTTTTTTCGTATCTAGCTATTAGAACACTTCCTGTTGGAGCTATGTTATCACCAGCTATTGTGCCACTTGTCATTACAAACTTTTGTCCTTGAAAATCAACTAAATACTTTATATCTTCCTCTGCTGGGTTACCAATATTTAGAACACCTGCTGGTTGATAAATAGTATTGTTTGTTCCACTTAAATAAACTGTTAAATTATGGGGTTTATATGTTAATGTATATGAACTACCACCTGTAGATGTAAATATATCTTCCTGACCTGCCAATATTCTATCTCCGTAAAAAGTTATCCTATTAAATATTTCACTATCACTTGTTTTAAATTTAGCTTTCTTTATATTTGTATTATTGAATGTCAATCCAGACGAAGTAGTGTCTTTTTGTTCAAAATGTAAATCAATATCACTATCTACGTAGAAGTAATATCCACTTGCCTCTCCTAATTTCTTTAACGCATCAAACACACTTACATTTTGAAATGATATTTTTTCTATAGTTGTAGTAGTTGTATTTACATTATTTATAGTTAGTAGTTCCGAACTAATATTTTGTTGTACAATAGCTGTTACTATTGCGCTAACTTCAGTACTTTTAAATACTCTAGGTTCAACAATGATGTCTTGTAATAATGAACTATAGTCCCTACCACTTATTACTAATTGTTCCTTATTTTCCTGACCAGAAAAATCAATATCCTCTATTGTTCCTTTTAATAATACTGTATAGGAAGGATAAATATTCCTATCTGCATATATTATAACCTCATCTCCTATACTAAATGTATCACTGTACCTACCACCATAATTATTAAATGAAATTGAAAATGATGACGACGAATTAAAGTCACCGATATTTTTTTCTACTTCCATACTAATTATATCATCATAGTCTATATCCTCTATTTCTACTTTTGTTTGAACACCTGTTTTATATATATAAAATATTGGATAGTATTCTGTCATGTTATATTCTCCCCAAAATCCCGATAGCAGGGTACCAAGGTGCTGTAGGATTATTATAATCTGCCCAACACCAGATATATGTAGTATTACCGATATCTAAACTTCCATTTATTGTCTGATACGAAGTAGTTAATGCTGTTGATGTATCATAACTATTATCGTCATTACATTTTAGAGTGATTGCTGTATTTGTGACATTAACTCTCATATCTATGTTAAATACTTGAGTATGATTATTATGAACTATAAACAAACTATGACTACTATTCTGACCAGTAGCCGCTACGCCATTTACAATACTTGCATTAGGTCTAAATGTAATGCTAGTAATACCAGTATTTAGTGAAGAATTTAGACTCGCATTACTAACAGTTACTTTCGTAATATTTATATAAAATATTTGTGAATTAAGATTATTTAAACTATCATTTACACTCACATTTAACCAATATAACTCTGCAGTAGATATATTAGTCACATTAATTATTAAACCTGCAGAACTAATATTAAATCTAGAAGTATCATTTAATGTATATGTTCCAACATATGTACATACATCAGTAGCTGAGTAAGATTCTGAAAGTGATGTATTAGCATTATTAGATATATTTCTGGCATTATCAAATGTAGGTGCAGTAGTATCTACTAGAAATGTAGTACTAGTACTATTTTCATTTCCTAGAGAATCATTACAATAAACTATCCATGTATTGCTACATTCAGTAGTATTCATTCCAGACCAATTAGTGCCAGCACTAACGATAGAGTAGTTTGTATCTCCAGAATTATTAGAATACCAACAACTACTAGCACCTATTACAGCATCAGTAACAGTATAATTTAATGTAGTTACAGAAGTATAATTTATTTCTAACGGATATCCTATTGTTATTAATGGTCCTAAATTATCAACAGTAAACGTTACTCTAGTACTATTAACATTATTACTTGTATCATTTACATATATTATAACTCTTGTAGTTCCTTGACTCCATGTCTCAGTAGTAATATCTTCACAACTAGATAAAGTATAATTTGTTGAACCAGAATCATTTGTCCACCAACATATATTTGTATTATTTTCTGTTTGAGTAAAAGTTACATCTAGACCTGTATTTGTAGTATTAGTGTTATTACTTGGAGAATCTATACTAATTAACGGATATACTGTATCCTTCCAAAAATAAATTGAACTTGAATTTTCATTTCCAAATGTATCATTACACCAAACAGTCCAATTATTTGAACCTTCTGTACTAGTTAGAGTAGTAAAGTTTGTACCAACACTAACACCACTAGAATTCGTATCACCATCATCTAAAGAATACCAACATTTATCTATATGAGTATCTGATGCAGTATAATTTATTGAACTTATATTTGTGGTCTTATTTCCTGTAGTAGGATTAGAAATACTAACTAATGGTGAAGTAACATCTATTGTAAAATTTCTTGTAATAGTAGTATTTTTACCATTTGTATTTGCTCCTTTACAAGTCCAGTTTTTAGATGCATCTGAACTAAAAACCGTTGTATTTTGTAAAGTAAGATTCTGACTTGCAGATGAATTAGTAACTGTATGAACAGCAACACCATCTATAAAAAGAGTTATATTTAAAACTCCTGAATCAACTGCTGAACAATTAAATGTAACAGAACCAGTAGAATTATAACCTTCTACTGGAGTATTTAAAGATACTATTGGAGAATCACCAGCTGGTGGTGCAGCTTCTTCTGGAGTCCAAAATGCATCACTCAAATCACTTACTTCTGTTCCTGTTAATGACCTGTTCCATATATAAAATTCATCAAATGTAAATCTTTCTGCATCATATCCTGCTGAAGCTTGTCTCCATATTAATATAGTATCTACATCCCATTGCCAAGCAGTCATAGGTAAACTCATATTCAACTCTCCGTCTACATATAACTGAAATCCAGAACTATTACCAACTAACGTATGTACTTGTTGTGACGTTCCATGATTACTCCAAGAGTCATACTCTTGTCCTAATGAGTCCCATGAACTAAGCCACCATTCAGTAGTACTTTTTGTATATAAATTAAATTTACCATTACTATTATCAGAATTTATATGGAAAAACCAGTCATTAGAAATTTGCCCATCTGGAATAAACCACCAACTCATTGTGAATGCTTCATTTGTTCCATGTTCAGTTCCTGGATTTATTGTAGTATCTTTTCCAACACTATTACCTTTAGAACAATTATAACTAGAACCATTAATACCTGAAGCAATCCAGGAATCGACTACTGTTATATTAGTACCACCAATGCTATCGTTCATTATAGTTCCACTACCCTCACTATATTTATACACATGAATTAATCCTACTCTTAATCCATCAGAAAATGTACCCCACTCAGTTATGATTTCACCATGTATCACAGGTATCCATTCTATATGGTCATCACCTGGATATACATTAGTTATAACTCTAATGGTAATATTTTCTATTCCTAAATCCACTTTTTTTCCAATATCATGCCATGTTACATTAACTTCTTTTAATTCATATCCAGTCACTATTCTCTCGCACTTTACAAATTGATTTATTCCAAGAGTAGTATTAAAAATTTCATCACATTTAAGTTTAGTATTGTTAACGAGTTTATAGTCTGAAGTTTTGTATTGAAAATAAAAAGGTCTATGTATTAATGTCATATTCTTATCGTAGAAATATACATGTGATACTCCATCTATCGCTTCCTTCATGCTATTAAATTTCATTATAGCTACTGTCCTATTAATTCCTGGTATTATTAATTTATTGTCTGCCTTAGTTATTAATGTTACTCTATCAAATTCAACACCAAATTTATCTTTAAATATTATTGTTTGATTCTCCTTATCATATATTTTACTAAGTATAGGGTCAAATAACCTTACATCAAATTTCATGTAATCATCTTGTATTTTTTCAGATTTAACGTACATACTTCCAGATTCATATATCCAACCAAGTCTATAATCTTTCCACCAAGTAACTTTCATATTCTTTCCGAAATTCATAGATGTTTGTTTTCCATTTAATTTAAAAGTACTTCCATCGTAATCTAAATCCCTTACTTCATATTTATAAAAAAATCCACTTCCATTAATAATTTCTACTGTATGTGAAACTGGAAATAAGTCAGGAATAGTATTATTACCATAAAATTCATATGTATCTATAATAACTGGTCCTCTAATATATGGTGTAATCCTAACTACCTTAGTCTTATTAGTTATGTAATTAAAAGTGGTATTTATAGTTATATTAGTAACTCTCCTATTTAATTTAGTTGTACCATCAAATAAACTATTAATTTCTCTACCACTAACTAACCACCTTCCATCCTTGACATAAAATGTTGATTTATCGTTATCTATTCTAATTTTTAAGTGGTCCATTGTTATGTATACATATCCACTTAAAAGTATAATTATAATCAATACGCCTAAATTTACTTTTGTTTTGATTTCCATTATGTACTAATTATCATATTATTTAATTTATTTTGTAGTGCTTCTGCTATATCGTCTGGGTCAGTCCCATAAATAGGTCCTGTAATATTGATAACCATACCCATTCCTCCTCTAGTAGCTACTAAAGTATCTTTAGGATGTGTTCTTATAATCTCTCCGTTAGGTCTTATAATTGCATCACCGACAAAAGTTTCTTTTAATCCTCCAAAGATATCTCTAAGAGCACTAGACCCTATTCTTGATGTTTCTCCTAGTATACTACCAATAAGTGAACCAGATATCTTTGTCAAACCAATGGCAATTGGCTCTAAGAACTTCCATACATCTCTAAGTAAATCTACTAGAATTTTTAGTGCTGGAGTTATTGGTGTTAATACTAAATCTATAAAATCCAATAATGCTAACGTTATATCTAGTATTGGTCCTATTAATGGAGATAATACCTGAAATAATTTTAAACCCAATTTAACTATTTTTGTAAAACCTTCAATGATATCAGGCAAATGTGGTATTAATTCTTCTAATACACCAACTAGTGCATCACCAATTAAAGGTATAAGTGGTTCTATTGCTGGTAATACATCGTCTAAAAATACATCAACCAATCTACCAACAACAGGAAGTAATGATTGTCCTATTTCTCTCATTAATAAGGTAACAGTATCTTTTAAGTTAGAAAATCTACCTTGAACTGTTTTTGATTGTTTATCCATCAAATTAGCAAATTTCCCACCTTCGGAAGCCATACTTTCAAAAGCTTTATTAACAATATTTGATGATATCTCCCCCTTACTAATCATTTCTTGTATCTCTACTGTAGTTTTACCTAATTGGTCAGCCAGAACTTGAAGTAAGGGTACACCTGCCACTGAGAAG